TCACCCTGGCGTTTCCACCCACTGGTAGTACGCTGGCATGCTCATCGTGATGCGGCCGTCTGGCGCTTTCCTAAAGTGCTTGCCCTGAAGCCAAATTCCATCCTCGATCTTACGGCGGACCGCCTTGTCTGAGTACCCGGTCAGCGTGCAAAACAGCGGGATAAGCACCCATGTAACGTGTATCGCTCCGTGGGGTAGCGCAGAGGTATGGTCGTTCATTCGCTCCGCTTTCCGGGTCCGTGTGCGCCCCAGTTCTCGATCCAAGCTTCTACGGCTGGCAGGTTGACCCAAAGCCGCCCATCGACGCTTTTGCATTCGACGCCATCAAGCCATTTCCCGAGCTTCCGCCGGGCCATTACCGAGTCGACACTGTCCCCAGTCAGCTCTGCGTACTTTTCAAGTTTGACCCATGCGATCGGATGGCACATTTGTTCAGTCCTCAACGTATTCTGCGCCTGACACCACCCACCAGCGCCTACCGATCTTGCGCGCCGGCGGCTGGATTCGCCCGTCGTGGATCCATCGTAGCAAAGTATTTTGATGGGGCGCGCGCTCGCCGAAGACTGCGGCCGCCCATTCCTGCAGCGGGACATAGCGTGGCCCAGGGCTCTGATTTGGCACTTCCTCAAATTGAGGGGGTGATTGCGTCGGCCCGCTCGTTTGCTTTGGCCTCGCTGCCGTAACCCACTCTACCAAGGACTCGCGCGGCACAGTGCCGATCGTGTATGTGTCGAGTCCAGCATGAGGGGGCAGGGGAGTTCTGCCCGGCGCGGTGCCGGCGCGAGCCGCCGCCCAATGGCCAACCGCTGGCAATGGCACAGCCATCGCTTTGCAGGCCTCGCGCAGCTTTGCTGACGTCACGCTCATGCGGCGCGCTAGATGCCCGATCGGGTGTTGCCACACATCCGCATACAGTTCGTCACGCTGCAGCAGGATGACCACCTACTTCGCCTTCTTGCGCTTCGGCTTGATACTGGCCTGGGCGGCGACTTCGGGTGTCACCACGATTTGTACCTTCGCGCCATATCGATTCACCACCTCATCGAGGAGCTCGCCTGACGTAGCTGCGGCCAAGCCTGACGCGCCCTCCAGCGCGGCTTTCACCATTGAAACAATTTCAGCGTTTGCGCTGCGGCCGTTCTTTTTGGCGCGGGCCTCAAGTCGTTCGCGCAGCTCTGGGGGCATCCGCAGAGGAAATGGGGTGGGCTGAGTCGGAGTTGGAGTCGTCATCGCTCGATTTTCCTCTACGCTGTCTGAACGAGCAAAGAGTCTTCTTGACTCTGAGTCAAATAGATTCTATATTGAATCAAAGTCAATTTCCTACAGGATCAAAAATGAGCGCCCAGATACCAGCCTATCCATTACGGATGCCGGCCGAATTGCGCGAGTGGTTTGAGGCAGCTGCGAAGCAGGCGGGGCGTTCGCTGAACAGCGAAATAGTGCGTTGTCTCATGGAAGTTCAAGCGCGACGCGGCGGCACAAGCGCCGGCGAGTAAGCCGAATGACAATGAACGAGTGATAGGAGGGTTATGAGAAACGTATAGAGCAGTTCAAATGTGAAAAAGGGCGCCCTGCAAGGCGCCCTTCGGAATCATTTTACTCAACCACCTGAGCGTAATCAGGCTAGTTTCGATCTTAAATGTTAGAGCATTTAAGGTCGTTGTGAATCAACTCGTCCTCTTGAAAGAAGAATATGACTAACGAAAATGATAGTAACGTGAATTTCCGCGAAATGCAACCTTTACTTATTGTCACGCCTGCGGCGGCAACACTGCGCGCAGCACGGCGTCAGACTCCAGTAGCGGCTGAGACGCCGTTAAAGCTGACGGAAAAAGAGATGCGTTTGATATTGCTCTACCGCGGAACGATCGATCGGTTTCAGGATTTGAGCTTGTCGATGTCTGAAAAATATGCTGAGAATTTTCCGCGTCGCGTCCGCCCAGTATTGCGCCTCGTCGATGGAGGTGCAGCATGAACGCCCCGAACCCTCACTTCAACCACATCGAGCGCGCGCCATACGAATTCGGGCATCTCATCATGAAGTTGCCGGCCGATTTCCCGGCCGCACACGTGATGTCGAGCGATGAGCGTCAGCAAATCGAAGCAGCTATAAGCCACGCCTCCAATGCCAATTGGTCCTTGATGAATGGTCTGGAGGCGATCGGGCACTTGCTGTTCGGTGCGGCGAACAACAGTGATTTTCCTCCGGCGACTATCGTTCTGGAAGGTATTGCCGGGCTAATAAAGCACCTCGCGGTGGAGGCTCAATTTCTTCAAGAGCAGCATGGAAATCTGCAGGCAATTCTGGACACGGACGACAGAAGGGCCGCGACGTCTCCAATGCGAAATAAAGCTGAGTCCAAGGCTAGTTCGGCGAAGAATGCAGGTGCTGTATGAGCATCCTCACCCCAGCTGACAGCAAAATGTTCGGTAAGTTATGGTGGGCACAGCCGCTTCCCGCACGCTATGCATCAATCGACGCTGCCAGCGTCGGCCTGTCCGTACAGATCGAAGTGTGCAAGCGCAAACTTGGCTTAGATGATGAAGTGCAGCATCGCATTACATGGCGCGGAACTGCTGAACAGTTCCGGGCGACCAAGACGTTCCCGAAAGGCGTTTCTGCCAAGCTGAGTTCGGGGCGATTCGTATATCCTGGCGCGCTGCGGGGCACTGTCTATCCAGATCAGGCTGGGCACTATGTTTTCGTGATCGAGTCCTGCTATCTTCGCAGTAAGATTTGGGCAAGCCGCGAAGCCAAGGCTGCGTTAGCCAACGAAAGCTACCTGGATTTCCGCGATGCGGTAATGTCTGGCTTCCCGTTGGCCGAAGTCAGCGTGGACAAAGCCAAAATTTTTTCCGGTCGTGCGCGATGACTGCCGCTACCACACGGCAAATCCCGCGGGAGATGCTGGATCCCGAGGCCGCACTGTTGGCGGCGTATTGCCTTTCGGATACTCGGGGTCGGGAAACGATCTTGGAGCTGGCCCTTTATATGGCTGAAGACTGGCCAGCGCCGCGCCCAATGCCAAGCGGTGGCGCATGAGTTCCGGCGTCGACGAAGTAGCTATTCGCCGCCTGGCGGGCCTTGCCAACGTGATCAGCGCGCTGCTGGCCGCGATCCCTATCCTGGCGCCTGAGACCCAGATGGATGCCTTGCAAACCTGCGCCAGCATGGCGGCTGACGTGGCCGACGATCTTGACAAACTAATTGGAGAGATGTCATGAGCACAGGGCCGCCGTCGCACGAACTGACACCCGATGAGGTGAACTTGCTGGCAGACTATCGGGGCATGAAACCTTGGGCACAAAGTATGCTTTTTGATACTGCCAAGCAGTATCGGGATAAATGGCCGCAACGGCAGGCACCGCACTTGCGGCTCGTGCTGGCACCGACGGGCGATTACTCTTGTATCGGTCGCCAGACTTCAGAGTCATGACTTACCGCAACATGGTTTTATTAATCGCAATTTTCATTCAGGAGACACTTTGAGTATCTATTGCAGCAGAGACGCGCTTGATGCGGTGAACGATGAAATACCCGACAACTATTATCTCCCGTACTTTGCTGACGTGGCGAGTCGGGCCAGGGAAATTCTTGACCCAAAAACGTCCGTACAAATCCATGAGTGTGCAGCTTTCGTATGTTTTCTGATCGAGCAAGTGTTGCGTGATATCGATCACGGTGAAGCGCTGCTTGATGTTGCGGATGGTCGCGAAAATGACGAGTACACAACAGAGGCGAGCCAAATAAGTGAGAACCGCGCGCTTAAGCAAAGTTTACATGAACGATTCGGTGACATTGATCCGATGGTCGTCTTCGACTTGCGCGACTGGATTAGCGGGAGTTGGCATCCGTCGGAGCTATTTGCTGTCTTGACGCTGCTTCTCCTGGCTCAGGCGATCCAAATATATGATGCAAGTTTGGACGATCTCGAGCCAGGGGTGCCACCTAAATTAATGGAACGATTTAAGGAGGCGATAGGTGATCGGACCGAAGCTGAAATAGAGCACGAGGTTTCCATGATGGCGATTCGGGGATCGGCAGCATATGCCCTAAAGGCGGTCGAGGCTGTAAATTATGCTGAGCGGCTGAAGAGGGGGCATGATCGTGCTGTAATTGACTTTGATAGGAAGGAAACTAAGTCGCGAGCGCTTAACGAGGCAAAACACGCGGAGAAATATGAGATCGAAGAGTTAGTGACAACCGCATGGTTTGAGACCCGAAGTAAGTTTTCAAGCGCCCCCAAAGCTGCCAATCACTTTTCACAATGGTTGCAGCAACAGGGGCGTAAAACGTACGAACCAAGCACTATTGCGAGTTGGATTCGAAAGCATGCAAAGTTAAAGGGAGTAAAGCTCCGGTAGCGCGTCCGGCCGGAGGCTATATAGTCTCCGGCCGACACCGTATAGTATCCGTTCGTGACGTATTTCTTTAGCGCGGTCCTAAGCATACGATTCATCCATCGGCCTTGATCGGCCTCAAACAGATGGAAGTATCCCAGAATGGACAAGCAGACGAGCATCAACAAATCTCATATCAGCATTGACGCCGAAAGATATTTCGTGCGGGCTAGATCGGTCTATCTAAACGTGCTACAGTTTGTTTGGCGCTTGCGAATCAGCTGCAATGCCGACCAGCATCACCCGCGTCACCTTTTCCGTGTAGTCCGAAGTACAGGAACCTGACATGACCCGATCAAATTTACGGCGTATGGCCGTTACTTTAATTGGGCGTTCTTCCTGCGCTGATGCGACAGGTAGGCGCCCTGCATAGGAGCACTACCGAATGAACCACCTTCCCGCAAACGGATACCTCAAACTTTCCCACATCCTTGGCAACCCCAAGGCGAACCCTCCCATTCCCGCAATTATCCCAGTCTGCAAAGCCACCTGGTTTGCTGGGCAAAAAGGTCCCAATCCTCGATTTCCCAAGCCGGTTCGCATTGGTGACGGTCGCGGCTCGTTTTATCGAGTCGAAGATATCCGCGCTATTCTGAACCCCGCTTAAGGAACATCCATGACTACTCAAACAGCCGCAGGCTCGCAGCCTGCAGCAGGGGCTCTGCTCGCCTGCGCTTTGAAAATCAAAGGGGTCGCTCTGACGCCAATCGACCACCAATCGCAGCGAGTAATGACGCTCGCGATGATCGACCAAGTGCATCAACGCCCCGACGGTACCGCTCGTCGAAATTTTAACGAGCACAAGAATCGCTTGATCGAGGGCGAAGATTACTTCGTACGAAATTCGTCCGAAGCCCGCGACATGGGTGTGATCGCGCCGAACGGCCTGGTCCTGCTCACTGAAACCGGGTATTCAATGATCGTGAAGGCCTTCACTGACGATCTCGCCTGGCATGTTCAGCGGCAGCTGGTGAAGTCGTACTTCACAAAGCCGGCATCCCTCTTCGATCCGATGGCCAGCTTATCGCCCGAGCATCGCGCACTGGTTGCCCTGTTGTTCGAGAGTTCCGCAATCAAGGCCGAGCAGGCCGCCCAAGCCGCAGCCCTTGCTGTGCAAGCGGATGCCATCAAGCGCATCGAGTGCAACCAGATCGCTGCAGTGGCAAGCGTCCAGTCATTTACTGCCATGGGATATTCGAACTACCGCGACCTGCAACTGAGCAAGCTCGAGTTGACGAGGCTCGGGCGTAAGGCTGCCGCGATTAGCAAGAAGCGGGGCATTACCATTGACCAGGTCGGCGACAGCCGTTACGGACACGTCAACAGCTACCACATTACGATGCTCGACGAGGCTCTGGAGGCGATTTCGAAATGAACGAGCAAAACGTACTGGAGGGGGCGAATCCCCCTGTTTCAAGTACGTCCGACACTCGCGTTTCAAACGCGACTTCCCCGCGCCAGCATTCGCACGAGGTAAAGCGGCGCGTTCTTGATCTGCGCCGCACCCACTCTCTGCGTCAAGTGGCCGAGTTGGCCGGTCTGCCGCTGGGCACGGTGAAAACGATCTGTTCGCGTTCAGGATCCTTCCGTGACAACTTGCATCATCGCTCGCTGTTCACGTTGCCCCCGATGAAGGTGAGTTTGAACACAGGGGTTTCAGTTCCAGAACTGCCACCTCAGCAGGTCGTGACTGGTGATAAGGAAATAGATGCCGTTCTCTGGCTGCGCGAGGTCATCGGGACCGGTCAGGCCTCACTGATCGAGAAGGCAATGCAAGCAGCGGCCCGATTGAAGTCGCCATTGGAGGAGATCGAGAAGCGGTACTCGGCCTACCTGCATAGAACATTCCCCGGAAATTTCGGCGCCGTATTCGCATCGTTTGGATTTGCGGACCTGGCGAAATTGGGCGAAAGGGCGGTAGAAAAGGCAGCTCTCCGGCGGGAGGCGCGAGCCCGATTTGGGGACAGCATTTATGTCGAAACTCCAGCTGAGCAATTTTGCATGGATGTTATGCGAGGCGTTGACCGTGGCGAGCACGATTGGAAATTGGATTTGAAACAGGTTGTTTCTGCCTTCGAACAACACCCACACCTGCTCCCGCACACGCTGTCGGATTGCCTCCACGAGTTGGGGTATTGGTACTCCCTATCCTCGCTTCGATACGCCTTCGATACCGGCTGCGATCCGGCTATCGAGGTGCAAGCGCGTGATGACTTTCTTTTCCTACGACTATCCACCATTCGTGCGCGCAACCCGGCTGAGGCAGTTGCCGTGTTTAGGCACCTTGCTAACAAGGGGCGAATGGACCGTATTGGGGGTGATGAAATTTTGCTAAACCTGATCGGTGGGCCGGCGAACACACGTCCTGAAGGAGGAACCCATGCTACATGAGAAGGCAGCAAGCGCGCTTCATTCGATCGCGCCGAATGAGCGTGCGACTTGGGTACGCATGGCAATGGCCCTCAAGTCTGAGTTTGGCGACGATGCGTTCGACGCGTGGAATAGCTGGAGCAAAAGCGCGGAATCGTATTGTCGAAAATCCGCCCTGGCCGTGTGGCGAAGCATTGGCTCTGCCGGCCACGTCCGAATCGGCACCTTGTACCGAGAAGCCGCAGCTAACGGGTGGCGATATGCCGAAGATCATCGCGTCCAGCCAATCACTAGGGTCAAGGGGGAGCGACTATTGCAATGGGGTGCAGAAGCTGCACCCCATTCACAGACCCAACCCGAGGGTGACGTTGCATGCGATGTGCGCAAGACCCGCGCCGCGCGCGCTGCCGCAGCGTCCGCCACAAAGTATTTGGCGCAGTGCCAACCCAAAACGCATCCGTACCTGGTATCGAAGGGGCTGCCCAATTCGATCGGTCTAGTCCGCGGGCTGACGCTGATTGTACCCATGTACGATTTCCTGACCAGTGAGCTTGTCGGTACTCAGCGGATCGACTGGCTTGCGGACGAGCAGCGATGGGCCAAGCAAATGGCGTGGGGGATGCGCGTGAAAGGTGCGGCGCTCAGACTGGGCAATCAGAGGGCGCAGGAGACGTTTTTTTGTGAGGGGCTGGCGACTGGGCTATCCATCGAGCTAGCGCTGCGCAGGCTGCGTTTAAACGCGTCAGTGGTGGTTTGCTTCAACGACTGGAACCTCGCCCATGTCGCATCACTGGAAAAGGGGCGCGCTTTCGTCTTCGCTGACAACGACGTCTCGCTCGCAGGAGAAAGCGCCGCCAAGAAAACCGGCCTTGCGTACTGCATGAGCGACGTCGTCGGCGAAGACGCGAACGATCTGCTGCAGCGCGCCGGCGTCGTCGAGCTTTGCCGGCTGATCATCGACGTCAGAAGGAGGTCAGGATAATGGCGAACCCATGGCTTCGCCTGTACGCCGAGTTTGCCCACGACCCGAAAGTGCAGATGCTCTCGGAGGTCATGCAACGCCGGTACGTAATGCTGATGTGCCTCCGTTGCAGTAACGACCTTGAAACGTTACATGAAACTGAGATCGCGTTTTCGCTGCGTATAGATGCAGTTGCATTGGCCGAAACGAAGACGGTTTTCTTGGCAAAGGGCTTCATCGATGAGCACTGGAGGCTACTGAATTGGGAGAAGCGTCAATTTATCTCCGACACCAGTACAGCCAGGGTAGCGAGGCATCGCGCCGCAAAGAAAACGGCCGCGAAGCCCAAGCCGAATTGACTTGAAACGTTACAGAAACGGTTTTGTAACGCCCTAGAACAGAACAGAACAGAACAGAACAGATATTGCGACGCTTCACGCGCAATAACAATCGCCCCCGAGTACCAGGAACAAGATTCAAAACCAAGAACAACGGCCACACCAAAGGCCAAGTCAAGAACGTAAGAGCACTCAACGCAAATTTAACACGAGGACGGAATGATCGAATACATCAACAAGCGCCTGATCGAATGGTCGACCTGGTGCAAGCGTCGCGAGGATGGCGGACTGGGTTATCCATCGAAATCGAATTATTGCAGTCTGGTCCAGATCCACGCCGCCGGCAGCGCTGGTCCGATCACCGAAGCGGCTGCTGCGATGGAAATCGAGACGATTATCATTGCCATCAGAAAAAGTGCGCCGGCTCAGTACGACGTGGCGAAGTGGTTCTACCTTGCCGGCTCATTGACGGTGAAGCGGATCGCCGGCGAATTGCGCTGCAGTGAGGTCACGGTGTACAACCGGCTGCATGCGCTGCACCTGGCGGTGATGGATGCGCTGCACGATATCGAGATCGAAGCGCAGGACCGGGCTGAGGCTGCGCGAAATAAGACGAAAAGAGTTGCTTGACCGCCTTTAGGGTTCGGGTTATATTGTGCTACGCTTGCTCATCTGTACGAAATGAAATGAGTGAAAAAGAAAGCCCGCACCGAAAGGTAGCGGGCTTTTTTTGCGCTAAAGGGCGAGTAAGCGAAAATTTTGAGTTCAGCAAAATATTGTGAATGTTGATGAGAATTCACGGCAAAAATACCGGTAGTATGTGACTCTCGATATGGAGAGGACACTATGAAATCCAGAGACCTACTAACTACGCCTGTTGTTATTGTGACGGGTTACACTTTGACATCGCTTCCAAACGGGAAGTATCGTCATCAATTCACTCCTCAGTCCACTAGTACACTTTATCAGTTTGATGGGAATGCTGAACGAGTGTTGTCAGAAGGTGCTCGGTACAATATAGGGTATAGGGTCGAAAACGGCGCAAACATTGTTGATATGGCTGCGACCGCCAAAGCGGACAACGTCGATCCTGCAGTAAGTTATTACGTGGCTGTTCAATTAGGTGCGCAGAACGCGCCAATTAACACAGCGAAATCCGACAGCCGGGTTATTCATCGTGGCACTGGGAAACATCTCGGTAAAAAATACGCGTGGCGTATTTACGGTATGGTTGTTGTGCGCAAGACGTTTGATGAATACCTTGAAAAAATTGGGCATCCTACGGTAGTTTGCACGACTGATGGTAGTCCATCCATAGCGTACCTGGACAGTGGCATAGACGTGGCCATGCGAAATTTAATGGCATCACTTGTTCATGTAAGTGGGAATCGATATCGATCGCCTCTTCTGCCAGATCGGAAATGGTTCAACATTAAAGGCATTACTGCGATTACTGAAAAAAAATAGAGCGTAGGCTCATCTTTAGTTGTTAAACGAACCGTGTAAAGCCGCCTAGAGCGGCTTTTTGCGTTGATGTGTGCCTTATTTCGTAAGGCCATATGTCAGCGCCGATCAACCTGAGGCCCTCCCGTTTCCTATCGCGCCTTACCGCAATGACTAGGCCGGTCAACTGCTGCCGCCTTGGGCTCTGGTGCCCGAGGTAATAGTAGAAAATTCCTGGAAACTGGGGGGGCAGTCGACGCTAACAAATTACGCGAACAAATTGCGGCAACGTGAACGAATCACTCCGCCGTTTTCCAACGCCGCAGCTCTTTATCAACTAACAATGCGAGCTCCAGATCGCATCGCACAGTACCAGCTGGTCCAGCTACAAAAAGACGGTTTGCAACAGCAAATGCTGCTGGCGAACCGTCAGGCCAGATGAGGATGCCTGGAAAGCATATTTGGTCTCGGAAGCACGGGATGCAGTAATACGGTTCGGGCAGTTTGTCTGGCAGTTCTCCGACAACACCGAGTTCAGCCAGATCGCTTGGGAAGTTTAATTTGACGTAGCAGTGTTCCATTTTCTCTTTCGTTGGGCAAGTGTTCCTGTCCGGGTCGGATGCAGGCTCCTCATTCTAACGACAGATGTCGTCTCAAATCTAACCAATAGACTCACTTAAGGCGGGCCGCTTGTGTGACGTTTGCCGAAGACATCTCCCTCAGGGCGTTACCCGCGCTCTTTCGCCGCTGGACGCCAACGCGCGCGGCTCTTCTCATTCAAGGCCTATATGGACGGCGACGACATCACGCGGCACAACGAGAGTATGCCGCAGTTCCCAGACGAACTGCCGATCTGGCGACGCGTGCAGTGCCTGCTTGGGTATCACAAGCGCGAGACGCGGCAGAGCGCCAAAGGTCACTGCTACGGGTTCCAGACCGAGGAAGGCGAGCGGCGCGGCATCTTCGGCATTCATGACGAGCGCCCAATGAAGCTGCGCCATCAGTGTGGCCGCTGCCATACGCTACTGGGCTGACCATGAGAATAGGCAGTATTCGGATGCGGCCCGCGTGGTGGCTGCAAGTCTATCTGTTCACGCTGAATGCCCTCCGCCACCTTCTGGACTGCGAGCCGAACATGGAGCGCGTCGAGTATTGGCTCAAAAAGGGTATGCGATTCGAGTTTATCCCGCTGACTGACCATATCGACAAGGCGCCCGGCAAGCGCCGCACAACAGGTACATCCCCATGAAGCAGCACCACTGGCACGACCTAATCGTTCGCGCCGTAGAGGCCAAGGACGAGACAACGATCAACTCCCTGGCCCAGCACCTCGCCGAGTGCGAGCAGGCCAAGCAGATCCTGCAGGCCAAGGGATACGGCGCGCAGGGGCAGGGCGTTGCAGCAGTCGCCGCCCAGGTGCCGCACATGATGGGCCGCGAATGAACCAGGCGCCCAACAACAGCGGCAAGCCGTGGAACGACCGGGTGTCTACGGGCACCTTCAACGCGGCTGACTTGGTCAAGTGTTACGCACCACCTAACCTGCATTCGGTAATGCCAGGCAACCGGGTGATGCTGCGCTCTGGTGGGTCTGAGATGACGGTATGCGACACGCTGTCGAATGGCGACGCCTTGTGCCAGTGGATAAGCGCCGGCGTGCTGCAATCGGCATCCTTTCCGCTGGTGTGCCTGACCTGCTTCGGTGCGCGATGAACTGGCGCCGCATCAAGTGTGCCATCTTCGGCCACCGTTGGATGGTAGGGCTTGGCGCCCATCCTGCTGACGTCACAGCAGAGAGGAATTGCCCGTGCGGCGCGCACATCCCAGCGGTTGTGTGGCCGCGCGGGGTAAGTCGGCAGCAGACGATATGGTCGCCAACTGGGCCGCGCGCAGGCATGCACCCCCCTGCGCCTCTTCCGCCTCCAAGTCGGGTGGTGACTGATGGAGCGACCATTGATTGTTCCGTCTGACTCGGTTCATTGCGGAATTATTAAAAAATATCCGCGGGTCTGCGACGAAGATTATTCTGTTTGAGAGGTTCCCCGCATGGCTTGGTCTAAGTTATCCCGCCAAGAGCGCGGCTACGGCGCAGCATGGGACCGAGTCCGCAAGGTAGTGATGGAGCGGGACGGCGGCCTGTGCCAAGTCTGCCTCAAGGCGGGCCGCTACGGCGTCATCGCTTACGCGGTCGACCACATCATCAGCAAGGCCAAGTGCGCGGCGCTGCGGTGGTCTGACGCACGCACAGACGACCCCAGCAACCTTCAGGCGATCTGCGCACCGTGCCACGAGGTGAAGACCGAAGCAGAGCAGGGGAAGACAAAAAGGGAGAGGGTCGCCTTTGGTCAGGACGGCTGGCCTTCCGCTCCCGCCTCTGATTCCTCGACTTCTTCTGTATAGAGCGGGACGCTGACATCAACTGTAGTCAGAATTTCTTTCAAGATCGCCTCGCGGCGCAGTACCGCAGTCTCGTGCATAAAACGATCACGGCCGGCAGTCATGCTAAATGGCGTAGCAATCATTGCGTTTGTTGCGTCGAGTGCGGTCGACAGCGCGTTCAAGTGGGCCGAGGTTGCGTTTTCCTTTGCCTGCTCTGCCATTTGTTCACGGGCCTCTTTCAGTTCAAGGCGTTGACTCAGCAGGCTGATCACGAACAGGACCAGCGACAGGAACGATAGCAATGGGTTCAGCGTGCCCCCGAGGTAGTCACCGAACTGTCCCCATCCTTCCTGATCGGAATCAAACACCGAGCCAAAGTGCTCTACGTAAGCGTAAATGGCAAAAAGAAGCGCGGTAAGTCCAATGCCGAAAATGCCGTACACATACCAAAAGAGCGGGTCTTTTCCGATACGACGCATTGCAGCGCGCGTACTGGATTCAGGGCCAGGCGAGCTAGTCATTTACATCCTCCTTTAATTGATTTAAATGCAATATTGTAGCAGGGGAGGGCGGGTTAAAACCTCGGGGGAATGCCCCTTACGGGACCGCGCTCACCCTTCGATTTAACGCTAACCCACAAAACGCCGGGGAAACATGACGACCAAGACCAAACGGACAAGGGCCGATTCTGCCGCCAGCGCCGTCAAGGCCATGGTCGACGCGGCACAGCCCGACCTCGCAGTGCCCGATTACGTGACGCTGACCGCATCGGCGGTACCATTTTGGGCCGGCGTTGTGCGCGCGCGTACGCGAGACGAGTGGACTGATGTGGATTTAGTGGTGGCCGCGCAGCTGGCGCAGTGCCAGGCCGACATCGCAGAGGAAGACGACGCGTTGCGCTGCGAGGGGCGCGTGATCAAGAACGATCGCGGCACGCCGGTGATGAATCCGCGCACGACGGTGATGGAGCAGCTGGCCCGGCGCGAGATGGCGCTGATGCGGACACTGCGCCTGGGCGGCCGGGTCGCTGGCGATACCCGCGATCTGATGGGCAAGCGCAAAGTCGAGCGGCAGTCGCGCAAGCTGCGAGAGGAATTGGAAGAGGAAGGCGATGGCCTCCTCGCCACGTAAGGCAGCAGCGGCAAAGCCTCCAGCGATCGACACGGACGACAAATACTGCACCAAGAAGCCGCTGACCCGTGGCGAAAAGGTCTGTGCATTCATCGAACGGTATTGCCTGGCGCCCGAGGGTGACCACATCGGCAAGCCGATTCGGCTTGAGCACTTCCAGCGTAAGTTCATCCTTGAAATTTACGACAACCCGGTCGGCACGCATAGCGCCTACCTGTCGATTGCGCGGAAAAACGGCAAGACGGCGCTGATCGGCGCGATCCTTCTGGCGCACCTGGTCGGACCCGAAGCGGTGCGCAATTCGCAGATCATCAGCGGCGCCCAGTCGAAGGAGCAGGCGGCAGTGGTGTTCGAGCTGGCCCGCAAGATGATCGAAATGAGCGAGGTTCTGTCGAAGCTGGTTCGTGTTCAGCCCAGCGGCAAGCGTCTGATCGGCCTGGCGCGCAACGTCCTGTACCGGGCGCTGTCCGCAGAAGGCAAGACGGCGCACGGCCTGTCGCCGATCCTGGCCATCCTCGATGAGGTCGGGCAGATCATCGGGCCTACCGACAAGTTCGTGTCGGCCATCACGTCGGCCCAGGGCGCGTACAGCAACCCGCTGCTGATTGCGATCAGCACGCAGGCGCCGACCGACGCTGACCTGTTCTCGACTTGGATCGATGCGCAGACGAGCGCGCCTGACCCCCGCGTGGTGTGCCACGTCTACGCGGCGCCGGCTGATTGCCAGCTTGACGATCGGAAGGCCTGGGCCGCGGCGAACCCGGCGCTCGGCATCTTCCGGTCGCTTGCGGACGTGGCCAAGCAGTGCAAGCAGGCGATGGACATGCCGGCCAACGAGCCGGAATTTCGGAACCTGATCCTGAACCAGCGCGTCGAGGCGGTAGCGCCCTTCGTCGCGCGGTCGACTTGGGAATCGAACAGCGCGGCGCCGGGCGATGCGGCCGGTATGAAGGTGTGGGCCGGCCTCGACCTGTCGAGCGTCAACGATTTAACCGCGCTTGTAGGCGTAGACGAGTCGGGGGGCGTGCATCCGTCGTTCTGGCTGCCGAAACATGGGCTGGTGGAGAAGTCCCGCAAGGACAAGGTGCCTTACGACCTGTGGGAGAAGCAGGGATTCCTCAATACGACGCCAGGCAAGGCGATCGAATACGAGTTTTTGGCCGAGTATTTGCGCGGCTTCTTCGACCGGTTCGACGTGCAGGCGATGGGCTTTGATCGCTACAACATGAAATTTTTGAAGCCCTGGCTGGTGAAAGCTGGGTTTTCTGAGGCGGAACTGGAGCGGTTTGTCGAGTTCGGCCAGGGTACGGCCAGCATGACGCCGGCGCTGCGCGACTTGGAAGTGCGCTTGCTGAATGCGCAACTGCGCCACGGCTCACACCCGGTACTCAACATGTGCTGCGCGAATGCCAAGGTGGTGGGCGACAGCGGCGCGAGAAAGTTCGACAAGCGCACGGCGCGCGGCCGGATCGACGGCATGGTGGCGCTGGCCATGGCGGTGGGCGTCATGCCCCAGGCCGAAACCCAGCAGGGAGGATCCCTTGACGACTATCTTTTGGACCAATAGCGCATGAAATTATTCAGCAAGGCAGCGGCGGCCGGTGGCGTGGTGCTCAAAAGCGTGTACTTCTCGATCCGGGACGCGGTCGCCTATCGTGGCGTGCGCGACGCAAACAAGGACATCTCGATCAACCACGGCGACGTGCGCAACGGCACGCCAGGCGTGAACGCGGCGCTGCAACTGTCGGTGGTCTGGTCGTGCGTGCGCCTGATCGCGGAAACGATCGCCACGCTGCCGCTGATTACTTACGAGCGCAAGGTTGTGAATGGGCGCGAAATCCGAGTAGTGGCGCGCGAGCACCCGCTGTACTACCTGCTGCACGATTCGCCGAACGCTGACATGACGGCGGTCGAGTTCTGGGAAGCGGTGGTATCGCAGATTTGCCTGTGGGGGAATGCGTACTGCCTGAAAAGCTACGGCGCCGCCGGCCGCATCGTGGCGCTGGACCCGCTGAACCCGGCCCTGATGACCGTTCGCCGCGGTCTCGATGGTGCGGTGAGCTACCGCTACGCAGACCCTCGTGGCGCGCAGGAATTCACCGAGGGTGAAATCTGGCACATCAAGGGCTTCGGCACCGATGGCCTGATGGGCATTTCCCCGATTACGGCTGGCTGGCGGTCGATGTGCGGCGCCACGGCGGCCGAAACTGCATCAGCCAACACGTTTGGTAAGGGCATGCGCTTGTCCGGCGTGCTCACGATGAAGGACTATCTTGACCCGGCCCAGCGCGAGCAGGCGAAGGGAAAGGTAATGGGGGCGGTGTTCGGCGATGACCGCACCGGCAACATGATGCTGCTCGAGGGGGCGACAGAGTTCACGCAGCTGTCGATGCACCCAGCCGACGCGCAGATGCTTGAGACACGCTCGTTCAGCGTGGAAGACCTGTGCCGCTGGTTCGGCATGCCGCCGTCGATGATCGGCCATGGCACCGCCGTATCGAACTGGGGCACCGGGCGAGAGCAGATCAATCTGAACCTGATCCAGTACGTGCTGCGTGCGTACATGGTCCGGATCGAGCAAGGCATCAAGAAATCGCTGATGAAGCCGGCCGAGCGCGCGCGCTACTTCTCGGAATACAGCGTCGAGGGGCTGCTGCGCGGCGACAGCGTGACCCGGTTCCAAGTGTATGCGCACGCGATCCAGAACAGCATCAAGACCCCGAACGAGTGCCGCGCACTAGAGAACGATCCGCCACTGGAAGGCGGAGACGTGCTCGTCATTCAGAGCAATTTAGTGCCGCTCACAATGCTCGGAAAAATCACAACCACCGCGCAGGCGGCGAAATCAGCCATGTTGACCTGGCTTGGAATCAAGGAAAACGACGATGCAAATCCTCCACAAATCGATTGATCTGGAGCTGAAAAGCCTGACCGATAAGGGCAGCTTTTCCGGCTACGGCTCGGTGTTCAACGTCGTCGACAAGGGTGGCGATATCGTTGCCCCCGGCGCGTTCGCGGAAAGCCTGGGCAAGTGGCAGAAGTCGGGCCGCACGGTTCCGGTGCTGTGGCAGCACCAGCCCGATCAGCCGATCGGCGCGTGGGAGGACTTGAAAGAGGACGACCACGGCCTGCTTGGAGAAGCCTCCCTGTGGCTGGATGATGCGCCGTACGCACGCTTGGCTCACAAGGGCATGAGCACGAAGACGATCACCGGCCTGTCGATCGGGTACCGCGTTAAAGACTACAGCGTCAACAAAGACACCGGCGTCTACACCCTGCAGAAGCTCGACTTGGTCGAAATCAGCGTGGTCACGAACCCGATGAATGACGACGCGCGCGTGGCCGACGTCAAGAGCCTGCTCGAAGCCGGCCGCATGCCGACCCTCCCCGAATTCGAAAAGTTCCTGTGCGATGCAGGTGGCTTTTCCCGAACGCAGGCCAAGGCCATCGCCGGCAGTGGCCTGTCGAAACTGCTTGCTCGGTGTGAGGCCGAGGGCGATCTTGGCGACACGCTGGCCCTGTTGAAGGGTTTCAGCATTCCGTAATCCCCGTTTCACCCTCCCTCAATAAGGCCCGCCACTCGCGGGCCTTTTCTATTTTAGGAACAAAAAATGGCTACCGAAACCGAAGTAAAGCAGGAACTGGCAAAAATTAGCGACCAGCTCAAGGAGCATGGCCAGAAAGCCTTGACCGAAGCACAGCGAGGCATCGCCATGACCGAAGGCGTCAAGCAGACCGTCGACGAAATGCTGGTCAAGCAAGGCGATCTGATCACTCAGGTGGCCGATCTGGAACAGAAGGCCGCACGCCGTCAGACCGAACAGGCGCAAGGTGTCAAGTCGCTGGGCGCGCAGTTCGTGGAAAACGACGCGTTCAAGAAGGCGCATGCAGCTGGTGAACTGGGCCGCAAAGGTGGCCGCATCAGCGTGGATATCGAAGCCAAGGCGATCACCACCACCAGCACCGGCGCCGGCGTGCTCGCCGACCGTCAGCCAGGCGTCCTCACCCAGCCGCAGCGCCGTCTGACGGTCCGCGACCTGGTTGCGCCTGGTCGCACAGCCTCCAACATGCTCACCTACATGAAGGAAACTGGCTTTACCAACAACGCGGCGCCGGTGGCCGAGGGCGCGCGCAAGCCGGAATCGAGCCTCGTATTGGCACAATCCACCGCGCCTGTGGTGAAGCTGGCACATTTCATGAAGGCATCAACCGAAATTCTGGACGACTTCCCGGCACTGCAATCGTACATCGACGAGCGCCTGACTTACGGCCTGCGCTTGATCGAAGAAAACCAGCTGCTCAAGGGCTCGGGCGTCGGCAATAACCTGAACGGTCTTTACACCCAGGCGTCTGCCTATGTCGCCCCGATCACCATCGCCAACGCCACTCACATCGACATCCTGCGTCTGGCGCTGTTGCAAGCGGAGTTGGCTGAATACCCATCGGATGGCCTGGTGCTGCATCCGTCGAACTGGGCGGCTATCGAGCTGCTGAAGGACGCCACGAGCCGGTACATCATCGGCAACCCGCAAGGCACGCTCTCGCCGACGCTGTGGGGCCGCCCTGTCGTGACCACGCAGGCCATGTCCATCGCCACCTTCCTGGCCGGCGCCTTCCGCATGGGTGCGCAGATCTTCGACCGCCTGCTCGCCTCGGTTGCAATCGCCACCGAGAACGAAGACGACTTCGTCAACAACCTCATCACGATCCTGATCGAGGAGCGCCTGGCCCTGGTGGTCAACCGTCCCGAAGCGTTCGTCAAAGGCGCGCTGGCGTAATCAACCCCGCCGGCGGCGCCACACGGCCGCCGGACACCTGGAGAACGACATGGCAACAACGAAAATCCTGGCGCGCGATCAGTTCTCGCATGGGCGCCTGAGCATGGCCGCCGGCGACACCGAAACGATCGAGCTGGTCGAGGCGCGCGATCTGGAGAAAGCGGGCCTGGTCGAGATCGTCGAAGACACCCCGCTCCTGGCGCCGGAAGTCGCGACTGCGCTGGCCGCCGGCGACACCGAAACGATCGAGCGCGGCACCAAGATGACCGACGAGCATGAAAACAAGATGGCCGATGCGCCGATGAACAAAACCAGCAAATCGAAGGCCAAATAATGAAGACCATCCGCCTGCTTTCAACGTACATGGGCCATCGCCCGCAGACCATTATCACAGTGGACGACGCGACAGGAACCGCGCTGTTGGCCGGCGGAATTAATGCAACCACTGATCTTACTGGCGGGACTGTCTACGTCGCCCCAGCGGTGCAGCCGCCGCTTTATCCGGCACGCATTCAAAAGAACCCAGATGGGACCATGGGTCTGTACGGCGACGGCGGCGCTTTTCCTCTGCAGCGGCCGGCGCCAACGATCGTGATCCTCGGCGATTCGATCACCAACCAGAACACGCAGACCTCGGCGACGTTCGCTGCGCACCTGGCGAAGGGCTATTGGGCGCAAGCGCAATTTTTCATGGAGCAGCGTTTCGAGCTACTCAATAACGCTGGGGTTTCCGGCAACACCACGGCGCAGATCCTCGCCCGCATTGATGCGGACGTTATCGCGCATCGCCCGCAATATTGCTTCCTCCTTGCCGGGACGAACGATGCTGGGCAGGACGTGCCGAGCGCCACGACGGTAGCCAATTACGCATCAATCTTGGCGAAACTTCAAGGGGCTGGCATCGTGCCGATTATCGGGACCATGACGCCGCGCGGGTTTTCGGGTATGACCCAGGCGCGGTTACTCAGCATGATGGAGAGCAACACGTGGTTGCAGGCGTACGCTGCCCGCGCGCCTGGGGTTTTCCTGGTTGAGCTGTACCGTTCCATGCTCGACTACACCGACATCAACACGACCAGCCAAGGCGAGCCGGTAGCGGCTTGGTTCGACGGCGCCAAGCTGCACCCGACCGCCGCTGGCGCCGTGCAGATGGGATATGCGATCGCGCGCCAGCTCGACGCGGTAATTCCTAAACTGCCGCGTCGCCTGCAGCTCAACAACAACGGCATCAACGGCGACAGCACGAACCTGATTCGCAACGGTATGTTTATGCCTGGTACGCCCGGAGTGCTGGGGCTGAACGCTACGGGAACGGTCGCGCAGAACTGGACCGCCGCGGCAGTTGCCGGTGCCATCGCGGGCAATTGCTCGATTGTGGATAGGTCGGCCAGTTTCAATGATGATTTCCCCGGCAAGGTTCAGCGTGTGGCTATCTCGGGCTCGGGCGCGCCGACTGAAACGTTCCGTTTTTCCCCGCTGATGGTGGCGCCGACCGCAGGTACGACGGTGATCATGGAGGTGGAGGTAATGGCGTCGGCGTCGGTCGGCACCATCAACGAAATCAGTGTGGTTTTTGCCACCACCGGCGGCGTAGTCGTCAGCGGCGCGGCAAACTACATGCCGAGCTCGACCGAAACGCTGGCCATTGGCACGAAAGTCTACAAGGGCGTGCTCCAAACTCTGCGCGTCGTCGTGAATGCGGGCGTCGTCGGAGCCTACGCCTTCATCAATATTCGCACCTCACCAGGCGCCGTCGCGCAGGTCGATTTCGCCAACGCGCGTTTTGTTCGGGTGACCTGATGGCCGCGCGTCTAATCAGCCCGCTATCTCCGCTGGCGGTTTCCATGGCCGATGCGCGCGCAAGTGCACGTGCGAACGGCACCGACCAAGACTCGGAAATTGAAATTCGCGTGCGCGCACTGACCGCCGAGGCTGAGCACATCACCGGCCGCTCGATCATCAATCGCACGTACGAGGTGACGGTGCCAAGTTTTACGGGAGTGATTCCGCTGCCTTCCTCGCCGCTGGTTGAAGTGGTCAGCCTGAAATACCTGGACGTCGACGGTGCCGTGCAGACGCTGAGCGAAAACGCCTATGTGGTCGACCGCTCAATCGAGCCTGGGTTCGTGACGCTCGCGGCGGGCGCCACCTGGCCGGCCACGAAGCAAAGCCCGGAGGCGGTGACTCTGACGGTGATTTGTGGCTACGGCGATGACGAGACCGCGACGCCGCCGGCGTTCAAGGGCTACATCCTGGCCAAAGTGCGTGAGTATTTCGCGCCGGCCGGGACGCCGGAATCGCCGCACCTTATCCGAGGGCTCGACTGCTTGAAGGTGCATAGCTGATGGCCACCCCTTTCAAGTGCGACGAGAAGGTCACGATCGAGCAGCTTGTTGGAGAGCCTGACCCGGTGTACGGCACCGAAACAAAAACATGGGTACCGGTGCTGGTGCGCTACTGGGCCAACGTTCAGGACGTGCTGCCGAGCCGCGCGGAAACCACAAAAAACGGCCTTGGCAAGGCGGTTCAGCGTGCCAGGCTACGCATGCAGGGCGCCCAGGCGGTCACTGCCGACATGCGCGTCATCTTGCACAGCCGCGGCGATCGGGTCATGCAGATCATCGCCGGGCCGGCGCAGCTGGATGACCGGGTTCACACGGAGTTCCAACTGGAGGGTTATTCAAATGGCTGATCCGAACATCACTGGCGGCCGGGAGTTAGATGCATTTTTGCAGCAATTCTCGGCCAAGTTCGAAAAGAACGTCATGCGTAGCGCACTGCGCGCCGGCGCGAACGAGTTCAAGGAAGAAATCAAGGCCAACATTCCGGTCGACAGCGGCGCGCTGCGGCGCAGCGTCAGGATCACGACAAAGGCCAAGGGCGGGCGCGTGACCGCGTCGGTCAAGATCGGCAACAAGAAGGCTTGGTACGCGCGCATGGTCGAGTTTGGCACGCGCGCGCACAAAATCACGCCGCGCGGCGCCGGGGCGCTCCGGATCGCGGGCTATGTCGTTGCCGACGCCGACCACCCCGGCGCACGGCCGCGCCCGTTCGCTCGGCCAGCATTCGACGCCAGGGCAGCGCGCGCAGCGACCGCTGTCGGCGCAAAAATCCGCTCACGGCTGACGGCCGAGGGCATCAACCTACCAGACCCAGGGTAATCATGAAAATTTTGATGACGCAGACCGTGCAAGGCTCGCTCGATGGCGAGACCGTGCGTGAGCTGGAAGAGGCCACCGAGTACGACACGGTCGACAGCCCGCGTGGGCAGCGCCTAGCCCTGTACCACATTAAGCAGGGCGTTGCGACCGCAGTTGATGCGCGCGCTGTTCCGGCACCGACTGCAAAACCTCGAGCGCGCAGGAAATGAGTTCGGTTGCAATCGTTCGTGCGCTGCTGGTCGCGCATGCGCCCCTTATCGCCCTGGTGCCTGCCACTCGCGTCGCCGCCGGCACGATCCCGGCCGGTGCTTTGCCGGCGATCGGCATCACAGAAATCAGCGGCAATGAACAGGACACCGTGGCGCGCGCTGGAAACAGCCTGGTCACGGCGCGAGTTCAGGTCACGGTCTACGCGTCGTCCTACCCGCAGCAGAAGGCGGTTCTCAGGGCGGCGAAGCTCGGCGCCGGCGTGCATACAGGGCTTATCGCTGGCTACGAGGTGCGCAGCGTGCTGCGCGACCTGGTCGGCCCGGACATGGGCGACAGCACGGTCCCAACGTTCGAACAAAGCCGTGACTTCATGGTGACCTACATCGAGCCGGCCTGACCAGCCAAGTCTCACACCGCCGCCATCGAGCGGTTTTTTTCATCCAAAGCTTTATCAGCCCGCCCGTTTCGCAATCCAGCGAGCGGGCTTTTTTCATTGAAAGGTACTACATCATGGCAGGAATCGATTTTGACACCATCGCCGGGACGAAACTCTACATCTCGACCTCAGCCCCAACCGTGGCCGAGGGCGCTGGCGCAGCGGCGGCATTTGCCCTGCTCACCTGGGTAGAGGTTGGCCAGATCACCAACGTGGGCAGCGTTGAAGGGCGCGAGTATTCGACGTCCACGCTCTCGACCGTTGGCGACGGCCAGGACCGCGAAAAGAAGGGCTCGTTCAAGCTGCCCAACGCCGATTTCGAGTGCGCCTGGGCGGCGGATGACGCTGGCCAAATTTTGATCAAGGCTGCGTCCAAGAATCACAGCGTTCCGTCCTTCAAGTGCGTGAACCAGGACACGACGATCGATTACTTCACCGCGCAGGTTTCGAAGTACACGAAAAGCGGCGGCACCAGTAACGACGCCGTCAAGGGAAACATGACCTTGCTGCGCCAGACCGACACCGTCACCGTTTAACTATCACGGCCATCTGGACACAACCAGCACCGGCCGGCGACTGTCTCCTTCGTGGGAGCGGTCGCTGGCACGGGCATTTTAGAAACTACCGGAATCCCGGCAGTTAAAAATTACCCACGAAAAGGAAATACCATGAATACCAACCTGAAAAAATTTGCCCTCGTTGCTACTGTTGCTCACCAACTGCGCGACGGCAACGACGAGCCGATGTTCGCTGACGGCCCGGACGGCAAGCCTGATGAATCGAAGCCGATGATCGCTCACATGTTCGGCCCAGGTACGAAGAAGTTCGCCGCCGCCAAGGCGGCTCAGGCAAACCGCAACATGGACCGCTACAAGAAAAAGGGCAAGTCCGATCTGTCGGCTGACGAACAGACCAAGGACACCGCCGAGTTCCTGGCTGCCTGCACCGACCGTTTCGAAAACATCGAAGTCGGCGATCTGACCGACAAGGCTCTGTTCATGGACGTCTACAGCAACCTGGAAGTGTGCTTTATTCCGGCGCAGCTCGATAAGCTGCTGAGCGACACCGCAAATTTTACCAAGGCGTCGCCGACTGCCTAAGTCTGTACGTTCGGCACAGCGCTTGGCTCGGCGCTGTGCTGGAACGGGAAGACGGCGACAAATCGAAGGAGCCGACCAAGTCCCGATTGCAACTGCTGCGGGGGAGGTTCGGCGAAGACTTCCAGCCGGCGATGCCGCCACTTGATTGCGGCGAGCACCTGGTTGGCTTGCTGTGGAATTGGGGGCCGACCATGTGCACCAGCATGGGCGACTCCCCGCTGACTCATCAGGAACTCAGCTACTGCCAGGCGAACACTGGCATCGAGCTATCTGCGTGGGAGGCTGAAACGCTCATCAGATTGTCGCGCGAGTATCTCGGCGAGTCTCATCGCGCGACGAAGCGTGACTGCAAACCACCGTTCGCCGAGTCAACGGAAGGTGAGCAGGTAAAACGCGCTGAGCTTCAGCGGAAAATCAGAAGTTTCCTCGATGGATAGGCCAGCCATGCGCTGGCCTTTTCTTTGGGCGATCAAATTAAAGGAAAAGCATGATCATCGGCGATATGGAAATCCGGCTGAGCGCAGATATCGCCAGGCTGCAGAGCGGCATGGACAGCGCGCGCCGGGTGGTCGGCGACGCCACCGCCAGCATGAGTCGCGCCGCTGACATGGCGAAGGCCGCGCTTGCCGGCATCGCTGCTGGCATCGGCCTGGGGCAGCTTGTACAAATGTCGGATGCCTACGGCAAGTTTACGGCACAGCTAAAGCTGGCGTCGCTCTCCGCGCGCGAGTATGGGCTGGCCTATGCTGACGTGAAGCGAATTGCTGCGCAGTCCACGCAAGGTCTGCAAGAAACAGGCGTGCTCTACGCCCGAATTGCCAATGGCACGCGCGAACTCGGCACAGCGCAGAAGCAGGTGGCGGCGATCACGGAAACGGTCAACCTGTCACTGCTGGTCTCTGGCGCCACAGCATCCGAGGCCGCATCGGCGCAGCTGCAGCTGTCCCAGGCATTTGCCTCTGGCACGCTGCGGGGTGAAGAATTTAACGCTGTGAATGAGGCAGCGCCGCGGTTGATGCTTGCCCTGGCCGATGGCATTGGCGTGCCAGTCGGAGCGCTCAAGAAGATGGCGGAAGAAGGCGCAATCACGTCCAAAATTATGGCGGACACCCTGCCGAACGCGTTGGTCAGGCTGCGCGAAGAGGCGAAGGAAGTCCAGACCATTTCGGGCGCCTTCACAGTCCTCAAGAACAACCTCATGGAGTTCGTCGGCGTGCAGGCAAACGCCAGCGGAGCGGTGTCGGCCCTGACCGGCGCGATCGGCTTCCTGTCGTCAAACCTGACCATGATTGCTGGTGCCGTAGTTACGTTGACAACTGCGAAATTGGTGACTTGGCTTGTAAATATGGGCACTAGCGCCTACACCGCAGCGGTTGCTAATCGCGCCCTGGCGGCATCAACCCTGGAAGCTGCTGTTGTCTCAACCGGTGCAGCGTCGGCTATCGCTGCGGCCAAGCTGACGGAGGCGCAAGCGAACGTTCAGGTTACCGCGTCTGCTGCTGCCCTTGCTGCCGCCCGTGTTGTGGAATTGCGTGCGGCAGTGCTCGGCGCAAGCGGCGCCGTGCAACTGGCTATCGCACAAAACGGCCTGATCCCGGCGCAAGCCCGGGCCGCCGCCCTTGCTGAAGCAAACGCCGTCGCGCTGGCCGCGCAAGCTGTTGCCGCTAACGTAGCCACGACCGCGTCACTTGCGTCGACCTCTGCAATCACCGCGCAGGCGGTAGCAGGCGGTATCGCCGCGCGCGCAATGGGGGTGCTGCGTACCGCCATGATGTTCCTTGGTGGGCCCATTGGTGCAGTTATCACTTTGCTCGGGTTGGCAGCGACAGCCTGGATGGTGTGGGGCGATAAATCGAAGGAGGCCAGTGAAAAAGCGACGGCCGCTGTCGAGGAATCTACGGACGAAATGATCTCCCGGCTGGATAAGCAAATCGAGAAGTTGAGGGAGCGGAACCGCCTGCAGGACACGGAGCCACGTCTTAAAGGTTTGAACGAACTGAGCGATGTCGACAAGGACGGTCTTGCGCGCGCCAAGGGTGACCTGGAGGCCGTTCGTGCCGGAACTGGGAAGTGGGCAGGGGTGAGCCAGTCGATGCGGTACTTGGACGAAGTCACGGTTCTTCATAACTACGAGACTGCGCTCAAGCGTGTCGCTCAAGCGCAAGACGAGACTACGCACGCTGCAAATCGCGGCCGGGACGCAAAAATTGCGAAGTGGGTGGGCGAGAATGGCACTGCGGCTCAGAAAATGGCGTACGAGATTGCCAATCTTAAAAAAGAGTTTGGCGAATTGACGCCGGCCCAGGAGGCTTGGGTAAAGGCCAAATACGTCGACAAGGCCGGCGCCGCAGCGATCAAGGCAGAGGCGACCGCCTACCAAAATCTGATGACGTCGATCGCCGAAAAGATCGCGGCAAACAAACTTGAGCTGGCCGGCTATGACAAGCTGTTGGAATCGCAGAAGGCGACGATCAAGCTGGACGCTGAAATCGGCACTGGCAAAAATAAGCTGTCCGCCGCTTCGATTGCCAGCGCGCGCGCGCAGATCGCCATCATGGCGCAGCAGGAAGATATGGCTGCCGCACAGGCGCAGTCCCTGGCGCTGAAAGAGAGCGTTGCAAAGGCGTCGGCTAAAACGGACGACGAGATGTTCGATCGTCTCCAGGCCGAAAAGAAGGCGCTCGACGACCAGACCAAGGCGCTACAGCAGCAGGTCGACACGTACGGCCTGACCGAGGTGGCGGTGGTCGATCTGGCGATGGCCAAGGCCCAGGCCGCGCTCGACGCCGGGCCGGCGACGTACGCCGAGATGTTCGCGCTGACGGAGCAGATCACCAAGCTGGAAAAGATCAGGGAACTGACGGGCAAGAAGATGGCGCTTGAACTCGGCGGTGGCAGCGTCGGCGCGGCGAAAGATTTGCTCGAAATCATGACGGCTATCGACGAGGTGACAAAGTCAGCTGCGGCCGGCATGGAGGAATCGTTTGGCCGCATGGGCAAGGCAATCGGCGGGCTCACAACGGCTTTTTCTGGCTACGGGCGCGCTCAAGCGGCAATCGACGCCGAACTGGCGAAATCCAAAAAGGACGCTGGGGGCGATCAAGCCAAAATTCAGCAGGCCAACGCGCTTGCGGCTCAACAATCCGCGCAGCTTCAAATGCGCTCGTATGGCGACATGGCCGGCGCGGCGAAAGGATTTTTCAAAGAGAACACGACTGGCTACAGAGTCATGGAGGGCGCACAGAAAACCTTCCGTGCGTTGGAGATGGCGATGGCGCTCAAATCTCTTGCGACGAGTCTGTTTGCCACCACCGCTAAAACAACGGCCGTTGTCGTTGGGCAGAGCGTTGAAACTGGCGCAGTTACCGCTGGCGAGAATGCGCGAAACCTGCTCAAGATTCCGGGAGTCTTCATGTCGTTCATGAGCTCCATGGGTCCATGGGGGGCGGCAGCAGCCGGCGTGGCGATCGCGGCAGTGCTTGGCACCGCGTTTTCTGGCGGCGGTTCCGGCGGCGGCATGTCAGCAGCAGACGTACAGAAGAAACAGGGCGCCGGTGGCGTGTTTGGCGATGACGACGCGCAGTCAGATTCGATCGCGCAGTCTCTGAAAATGCTGGAAGAGCACAGTGGCAACCTGGTCCCGATCAACCGGGGCATGCTCGCCGCCCTGCGCTCGATCGAGGCATCCATGAAGGGGCTGACGAACCTGGTCGTGCGCGCGCCTGGCGTGACCGATGGCACTAACTTCGGTATCGAGACGGGTCAGCTAAATGCAGGAAAGCCGGTCGACTTCGTTGGCCGACTTACCGATAAGATTTTTAACGTAATTGCGCCAGGCGCCCTGGGCGACAAAGTCTCGAAGGCATTGATCAATCTGTGGGGAAAGACCAAACAGAACATTGTCGATTCTGGCATCCAGTTCGGCGGCAGCGTGCGGGATCTGCAAGGCGGCAAGGGCTTCGACCAGTACGCCAGTGTTGACACCACCAAGTCGAGCTTTTTTGGACTGAGCAAAAACACTACCAACGCTGTGCAAAAGGCTGGGTTGGAAGGCGAGCTTCCAGCGCAATTCGGACTCTTGTTCAAGGGTGTCGAAAGCGCCCTGTCCGAGGCGGCATCGGTGCTCGGCATCGGCGCTGATCACGTCACGAAGTCGCTCGATGCATTGACCATCGACGTCACTAAAATTTCCCTCAAGGGGCTGAAGGGTGATGAGCTGACGGCGGCGCTCAACGCTGTGCTGTCGAAGACGATGGACGACATGTCCGAAGCGGTGTTTCCAGATATGGACGGGTTCCGCCAGGTCGGTGAGGGCTACACCGAAACGATTGTGCGTCTGGCCTCGAACTATGCCTCGCTGGATCAATCGCTGTCGTCGCTTGGCATGACCTTCGGCGCTGCCGGCGTCGGCAGCCTCGCCGCACGCGAGGGCCTGATCGCGGCAGCGGGCGGCATCGATAAGTTCGCTGAACACGCCAGCAGTTTCGCCGAAAACTTCTTGACCGATGCCGAGCGTCTGGCGCCGGTACAGAAGTATGTGAATGAGGAGCTGGCGCGCCTGGGCCAGACCGGCATCAAGACCCGCGACGACTTCAAGGCTGCGGTACTGGGCCTGTCCGAAGGCGGCAAGCTGGCCACGACGGCCGGGGCCGAGCTGTTCACCGGGCTGATGGCGCTTGAGTCCGCGTTTGCTGCGGTTGCGCCTTCGCTGGAGAAGACGAAGACGGCGGCGGAGAAGCTGAGCGAACGCGAAAGTCTGATTGATCGACGTGACGAACTCAAGATGCGCCCGGAGGACCTGGCGACCAAGCGCCGGAAGAAGGTCGACGAGTCCAACTGGGATGTCTACGACGAGGTGGCCAAACTTGATCTGTCCAACAAGAACCGTGTGCTGGAAATCCAGAATCTTGAGCTTGCCGGTGACAAGCTCGGCGCCCTGGCTGCACGGCGTAGCGATGAGATCGTCGGCTTGGACGCGTCCACTGCTCAGATCGTCAAGCGCCGCCACGCGCTGGAGGACGAGAGCGCCGCGGCTGCCCTGGTGACGAAAAATCGTGGCATCGAAATCCAGGTGATGGAACTCCAAGGCAACAAGGCAGGCGCACTGGCGGCGACGCGAGCGCTGGAGGTTGTTGGCCTTGAGGCATCAACGGTGGCGCTGATCAAGAACAGAAACGCTCTGCAAGATCAAGCGACGGCGGCAGCGAACGCAGTAACCGGAGCGAACACCGCGCTGGAGAACGTCAAAACTGCCGTTGAGCGAAATAAGGCAAGTCTTGAGGACGCGTATAAGCAAAACGTGGATGACCTCAAGGCATTGTCTGAGCAGACGAAGAGCCAGATCAGCGATGTCAAGTCTCGCGCGGACGCGGTGCAGGCCGTGTTTGACAAACTGAACTCTGCCCTTGCCTCGACGGTAATTCAAGTGGACTACTTCGACGCCGCCCAGCGCCGTTCGGCCCAGGAGTTGCTGGCACGTGCAGCCATTACAACGCGCGGCGGGGGTACGGCCGACATCAAGGGTCTCGAAGACGCGCTCTCCGTTATCGCCAAACCATCGCAGCAGCTGTTCGGCACGTTCGAAGAGTGGGCCCGCGATCAGGCACGAACGGGTAGCACTATCGCCGCGCTGAAGGAAAACGCAAAGGACGAAATCAACTTTGCATCATTGACGGTAGACGCAATCAATAAGGCAGCAGGCGCAGCCCAGGCCGGGAGTGAAGCCAACCTTAAACTTTTGGCGGCCCAGCACAAGGATGATATGGCGGCGCAAGACAAGATCATCGAGGATGCTCAGACCGAGATCGATCTTGCTCGCGGCCTGAACACCGGCATCCTCTCCATTGCGGAGGCTCTCAAGGCCTTCGGGATCGCCGTACAGATGGTGAAGGACAATCCCGCACCACTATCGGTAGAAGGGCTGTACGAGTCCGTGCTTGGCCGCCAGGGGGACGTAAAGGGATTGGAGTTCTGGAAGAAGGCGTACGGCGAGTCCGTCGACAACGCCGAAATGCAGGACTTCATCAAGGCGGCCAAGCCTGAGTTGGATGCGAAGCGTGAAGGCACTTTGGCTCAGTTCTTGCGCAAGCACGGTGTGCCCGGGTATGCCACCGGTGGCGACTTCGGCGGCGGCTTGCGTCTGGTCGGCGAGAACGGCCCGGAGATTGAGGCAACTGGCCCGTCGCGGATCTTCAACGCTGACCAAACCCGCTCGCTGATGAACGGTGGCGACAGCGCTGACTTGGCCGCTGAAATTCGTGAACTGCGTCTGGTGGTTCAGGCGCAGGCCGACGCCTTGGGCGCGATCTCGACCAACACTGGAAAAACTGCTGGGAGCACCGGCCAGATGGCAAAGGAGTTCAACAACGTCAGTTCCGGTGGGAACGTAGTACGTGTGAAAGCAAATGTATGAGCCAACCCTGTAGCGTTTTGGCACCGGTAGCAATTACCGGCGCCATGATCGTCAGCACTACGGTGCCCGAGACCGACTACGCCGCGTACAACGCAGCGACCTCGTACTCGCTCGGGCAGCGGTGTATTAGCACCGTGACGCACCGGATATACGAGAGCGTATCAGCTGCGGCCAACGTGGGGCACGATCCGACTGATCTGATCAACCAGTTCGGCGCGGTGCCTTGGTGGGTTGATCAGGGCCCAACGAATCGGTGGGCTTTGTTTGACGCGTTTGTGTCGACGCAATGCGTGATCGCGTCGCCGCTGACGATAGTGCTGAGGCCTGGGAGCTTCAATGGCGTCGCCCTGTTTGGCCTTGATTCGGACACGCTGAGCATCACCGTTGAGGATGCTCCCGGCGGCAGTGTAATTTATAGCCACATAGGCGCGCTTGAGGCATCCCAGCCAGCCGACTATTACGAGTATTTTTTCGACCGGTTCAAGCCGCAGACCGACTTTATCGCAACGGGCCTGGACGCCTTCAACAACGCGCAGATCACGATCACGCTTACGAAGGTGACCGGGCCAGTGAAGTGCGGGCTGATCGCCCTGGGAGACATGAAGCCGATCGGGCTGACTGAGTACGGCGCCAAGGTGACACCGAACAGCTACAGCTTTATCGACGTCGATCGATTCGGGCGCACCACAATCACGCCCGGTGCAAACACGACCGACATGGCCTTGACAGCGAAGCTCGGGATAGCCGAGGCAAACACGGTCTACGCCACATTGAAAAGCGTTCAGGCGGTCCCGTGCGTGTACATCGCCACAGACCTTACCGACTACTCCGCACTCAGGGTGTTCGGGCTTGGCACTCCCGCGCTGTCCTACGACGGCCCTGACGAATGTACTGTAACCCTTGATGTGAAAGGCTTTATCTGATGGCTACCCAAATTCCTCCAACAATCACGCCTGTCCCGACACCCGCAATCCAGCGCAATGATCGAACGACTTTCTCGAACCGGGTCGATGCATTCGTAACTTGGCTTATCGCCGCAGTTACGCAGTTCGGGGCAGTTGCTACGAATGTCTATAACAATGCAGTCGACGCCGCGACGTCTGCTACTTCGGCATTGACGAATAAAGGCTTGTCGCAACAGGCTGCTGATGCGGCTCAAAGTTATAGAGATCAAGCAAAAAACTCAGCAGACGCCGCTGCAGCAAGTGCCACAACCATCGGCACCACTGCGGCCTTCTCGGATGCGAATCCGATGGTGAAAAACGCCACGGTCAATACGAAGCAGGGTCGATTCAAGGCCGACCTGATTACCGCCGCCACCATTCGCGATTATCAGCTCCCCGATAAAAATGGGGTCATGGCCCTGACGAGCGATATGGGCTCGGCACTTGTTGGCGGCCCACTCGTACCCACTGCGGCTCCATATATCGACTTCCTCACGCTATTCGCTTCAGGTGGGTTCGACAACTACGACATCATCATCAATCGCGTCCAGCCGTTGCTTGCCAGTACCGCCGATACCCTTTGTTTGCGCTTTGTAAATGCCGGCACGGTCGATGCTGGAACTCTTTATGCCAGCGCTGCCGTCGGCAGTGGCGCCGGTTCGCTGGCAAGCTCGATTAGCGGGCCTCTTATTCGTGGACAGGATGTCCAGACCGGGAATATCGAGATTCAAATTCGCAATGCAAATTCTGCGACCGGATCGAAAACGGTTCTTATCAGATTCATAGGCAATACATTGCCAAGCACGAGCTATCAGGTTCTGCAGCACTTTGGCGTATATACGGCAGCAAATGCCGCATCAGGCTTCCGCTTATTTTGGGCTGGCGGCTCCAATTTCGCAGCTTCTGGTTCGGTCCGGGTCTACGGCTGGAAAAATGCATAAGGACGATATGGAAACCTTGAAAGTAGATTATTGGGACGTCGAGGAAAATTGCCAGAAGCAGCGCGATATGACCGTAGACGAGATTGCCCAGCGCGAGCTCGATCTTGCGCAGGCCGCCGTGCTGGTGGTGCCGACGCAAATTCCGATGCTGAATGCGCGCCTCGCCCTCATCGCTGCTGGCTGGATGACGGCGGTGAAGACCTACACGGACACGATGACAGGTGTCGAGGGCGAGCAGGCGCGTGCGTTTCTTGAATACGCGCTGAACGTGCGGCGGGACCACTGGATGGTCGAAGGTTTCCGGGTGGCGCTCGACAAAACTCACGCCGAAATCGACGAACTGTTTATTGCTTCTACTGCGTACGGCTGATTGCCGCGCACTCCACCACAGGCCACCTTCGGGTGGCTTTTTTATTGCCGGTCCGCCGGCATCAACGCGCTGTGCACCGGTCCGTCGCGCAAGGCCATTCAGAGAATCCAATGACGCAAACGATATCGACCGAAACACAAATTGCCCTGCTCACGGTCGGGCTGGCTGCAATGCAGCGCGCAGTTGACGAGAACAAGGAGGAGGCGGATATGAAGCTGAGCGCGGCGACCAAGCAGATCGCGGCACTTGAGGACGAGCGCAACAAGGCGCTTAAGTGGGGCGTTATGACGCTGGGCAGTGCGGTTCTCGGAATGGCCTATTGGATCATCGACAAAATCGCGGGAGGGCACATTCGATGAATGCGAAAAAGTGGTCGACCTCATTTTACTGGGTGCTTCGAATTTTCATGGGCGTCGCGGCTGCGCTGATCCTCGTAGCGGTGCTTTATCCGACGCGTGTGATCCAAGGGCCGCCCGGCAAGACGGGCGCGCAGGGCATCGAAGGCCCGGCCGGCGCTGACGGCGTGGGCGAGAAGGGCGAGACCGGCGACCGTGGGCGCGCTGGCAGCAACGGTGATGCCGGCAAGCGCGGCGAGGCTGGCAGCAAAGGCAAGCAGGGCGACACCGGCGCAACCGGGGCAAAAGGTAGTGGATTCTGGAGTGGCAAATGATCCTGATCGAAGACTGGCGCGCCGTGCTCGCCAAGGCATGGAGCCTGAAATTCAACGCCGCTGCGGGCCTGCTGGGCGCCGCCGAGGTGTATATCGCGCTGGTGCAGCCTGCCGGCATCCCCAATGGTGTATTCGCTGGTATCGCGGCTGTGGTCTCGACGCTGGCGTTCGGCGCGCGCTTGATGGCGCAGAAGGAATTGCATGGCACTGACAAATAAACAGCGCGCGGGCTGGGCGGCCATTGCCGTCACGCTCGTTGGCGGCTTCGAAGGGTTGCGCCTGGCCGCGTACAGCGATCCGGTCGGCATCCCGACGATCTGCTTCGGCGAGACCAAGGGCGTGCGCCTGGGCCAGCGCGCGACGCTCGAGCAGTGCAACGGCATGCTGGCCGCGTCGCTGCAACTGGCGAACCACGCGGTCGACGACTGCATCCGGGCGCCGCTGCCCGACTACCGGCGCGCCGCGCTGGTCAGCTTCGCCTACAACGTCGGCCAGGGCAACCTGTGCGGCTCCACGCTGGCGCGCAAGCTGAACGCGGGCGACGTGGAAGGCGGCTGCGATGAGCTGCTGCGCTGGACGCTCGCCAAAGGTATCCGCCTGCCGGGCCTGGTGAAACGGCGCCAGGCCGAGCGGAACATGTGCCTGGTAGGTGCCCAATGAGCGCCCTGGGCACGCTGGCCGCCGGCGTCACAGGTGGAATCTGGAAGATCATCGCCGTGGTGCTGCTGGCGTCCCTGCTGGTGGTGGGCGCCTGGGCCGGCGGCGGCTGGTTCCTGGCCGCGCGCGACCGTGACGCCGTCCGGTCCGACCTGGTCGCGGAGCGCAGCGCGAACGCTGAACTGCGCGCCGGTATCGCGTTGCAGAACAGCATGGTGGAAGCAGCCGGCACCGCCAAGCTGGTTGCCGAGGCGCGCGGCCAGGCCGCCCAGCAGGTGGCCGCCGCCGCCGGCAAGCGCTTCGACGCCGTGCTGGCGAAAGTTGCCGAGGCGCGCGCCACCACGTGCGACGAGGCCATGCCCACCGTGGACCTGATCCTGGAGGCTACCCGATGAAATACCTACTGCTGACGGCCTTGCTGCTGCTCACCGCATGCGGTGCCGCGCCGGTCGTGCAAGAGGTCAAGATACCGGTGTACCGGTCGTGCGTAACGGCGGCGCCGGCCAAGCCGACGTTTGCCACGCGCACCCTGGCGCCGGATGCCAGCAACGGCGAGAAGATCCTGGCCCTGGCGCGCGACCTGCCCGTGCATCTCAAGTACGAGGCGCAGCTGGAAGCTGTCATCGCAGGGTGCTTCTGACTCCCCCCACTTCGCCGCCGAGCGATGACTTTCTAAATAGCCAGATGACCCGAAATGTATTAATCAGGCACATTTGGCGTCGATAGGCTCCACTTTTGTTGGAGTGCCATTTTAATAATGTATTTGGACACGGCCACAGCCATCGCAGCAGCGAGCGCTCACAACCGTTTTCTTTTTACAGGAAAAGTCGTTGCAAAATTGGATCTATTTTTCCGTTAGCCAGAGAATTAACTGCCAAATGCCCACAAAAATGGTAAGTATCGTTGCGAATAGTCCAACCGCTTTTGCAATTCGGCTTTCAAAGAGTTTCTCAAGTTTTACGCCTAATCCTTTTGACGCGGTGTTAAGCTTGCCATTTATAATCTTTCGAATCGCGGAGCTAAAGAACCCAATTTTTGAGAGTGTAGACGCGTGCATGCGCATGAATTCTTTATTTGCAAAGGCCGCTGCTTCTTCTTTTCCGTCTAGGAAGTCTCTGTGCCGCCCGCCATTTTGTTCCATCAGTGACACCATTTTGGGATGCTTTGCATAGTCTGCTCCATAACGGTCAGCTATGAGGTCGTTCAAGTTCAACCTGCGCTCTACGGCGATTACGCACGCATCCGTGCCGCCCAAGGCGCGATAGCGGTGATCCAGGTGCTCGAATCCAAAAGTAAGATTTCGCATATTCCAATGTACCCAGTATTTGTCGCGGCGGTCTCGTATAAACCTGTAGAAATGAGATAACAACGCGAGTTCGACTTCGTCAAATCTCTGAATCACTTCATCGCGTGGAATCCGCAATTCCTCTGCGATTGAGTGCGTCGAATAGCTAACTGATTGGCCAGTAGCGTAGTGATTTATGGCAATAGAAGTTATGCGTGGCGACAGCGCTTCATTTTCATCATTGAGATTTTGACAAGAGTAATGAATAATATAAAAGTTTTCTGGATTTGATTTGACTGATTTTATAAATTGGTGACTATCAACAATGCTCACTATATATCCCATAAATATTTTTAGAAGAGTGTCTCAAATGGCGCTAATACTGAGCAGGTATCGATATCACAGCGCAATTAGACGTTGCGATGTAAAAACAATAAGATTCAGCATTGGAACTGAGCGGACTACACCCAGCTTCAGATGACTCTCCGGCGCTACCGACGCTTCGAGGCCGAACTAATTAGGCTAAAAATTGAGGCTACAGCCGGTGCGCAAAATTGCTGTTGCGGACTCGGAGGCCCCAATTCCCATGCGCCGTCTTCCCTAAGGGCATGCGATGATGTGCAAGCTACCGCAAGTGGATAGAACAGCGGTGCGTATATAGCAAAGAAAAAGCCCGCAGAAGCGAGCTTGCGTTTTATTTCTTAGGGAGGGGTACCATTGCCTTGGGGGCAGCGAGCGCGGGCATTTTGTCCAAATATGTTAGGCTTTTTGGATCCTTACCCTTAAAATAGTTTCGCCCATTTTCTGGAAGCCAGATTGTCCGGAACCATGTCCTATAGGTTGCCAGATACTCGTCAGGGTACGCGTTCGGGAAAACGAGTGGCCGTCCGTCAAGATAGTCGTGGGAGTACTTTGGAAATGAATCAGTATTTATCCCTTTTGATTTTCGTAGCCAACTGCAAAAAAGTTTCCCAACGGATATATCCGGTACCCATCCTTTGGGTACGTCGAAACCGAGCAGGTGCAGGGGCCCGAACAGGCTAACTCCGGTTTCTTGCAAGATCGAAAAGTAGCCAGGCGGAACTTTGTGGTCATTTGCCATGTAGCGTTGAAGATGCACTGGAAGAACTGGCTTTGGCTGAGGCGCGCCCTTCCCACTCATCCATTCGGAGACCCATTTTGAGACTTGGACGGCGAATTTTGGCGACAGCCATACGGCGAGATTTACCGCCACTTGAGGGTGCACCCACGTTCCTTGCAGTGACGATTCGCCTCCCTTGATGGAGTGAACGAGGGTCGATATGGGAATTCCCATATCGGACTCCAGTTCTGCAAGGAATGCTGTCGTATTGCCATTTCGACGGTAGTCGCTCCACAGCTTCCCTGATGCTTTGCAAAGCGCGGTGGCATTTATGTACCCGTCACCGGTTCGTTGATCGATGACGGTACCGTCAGATTCGTGGTGGATGAGATCGAGGGGCATTTGTTGCTTTGGCATGAAATTCCTTTCGTTGTGCCATTGCAACCGAAATTTTGGTGACAAGCCATCTTGCAAATCGACCTTTACAAAAAGGTCCTGTCACCATATAATCGCGGTCGCACTATGAGTAAAGCGTGACAGCGCAACCGTTGAAGAGGTGCTGAAACGCAAAAATGCTGAGAATTCGAACCCATGCCGATTGCAGTCGGCATGGGTTTTTCTTTTTTCAGCGAAAGAGATCTTAGCACTCATGAATTGTGATTGCCAGTTAACTTTCATGACCCTGGGGAAATGTTGGTATTGCTAATTGTTACATTTTGTGATAAGTGGTCTTCTGCACTGTGAGGCCGTTGTGCCCGCCATCAATCTGCATAATCATTTCATGCACCAGAGCGCTATCCTCGCCGATGGCCTTTGCTACAGTACGCGAGTGTATGACAACGCAAGTATCATCAGAGCGCTCCACCATCGCGTTGATGTATGTCTCGACAAGCGGAGCGATCCTGCTGAGCTCGGCGATATTTTTGCGTGCGGCCCAGAGGCGGTGCATCGGAATGCTGATGGGGTAGGTTTTCATAGTTGGATGCTCCAGTTGATGTGAGCTTCCATTTTGCGGCTTCTGCGGGCGTGATTCCTCTGGTGGGTTTACCAACCTGCTAGTGAGGTCTTCAGCGTGCCTAGACGTGAGCGGCGGAGTTCTTGAGCGCTGACCCCACCCAAAACATATAGCGCTCAATCGGCAAAGGGTTTGCGACGCGCTACAGGTTTCAGCGTCAATGCACAGGTGGTGAGGCCTAGTTATAGTGGCAGTGCTGCTCCATGCCGCACTGCCACCTCGGTCATTTCTTCTTGGGCGGTGGCTTTGGCGGGTCCGGGTATTTGATCTTCTCCACTACAGATCCTTCCTTGTCCTTCTGTGCTTCCTTGACAGGGATAAAGCGGCCATCACCAGCGTCGCGTCCAACTCTTCTAGTTACCATAGGTATGCCTCCAATAGTTGTTCTAAATAAATTAACCGATAGACAATACGATTAACCTTTAGTTACTTGTATTGTATTACTAAAATCGTGGAATAAACTTCTATTCATCAGCTTCTTCGCCGTCCATCGGAGGGCCAATTGCGTCTCGCCTCTAGGAGGAGAAAGCAACGACGAGAGATGCGACTCTACGCTTGCCCATGCAGCGCGCTTCTCCGCCGCATAGTCGTGGTGCAGGTAGTGCCGGCGTACCTTACTCCCCGGCAGAACGTGGTTCTGACATCGGTCGGTGATGTCGAGTCAAACGTCGAAGTGATGCCGAGCTGATCGCGCTCAAGGCTCCCCGTCTTGCTTCGGAGGGTTCTTTATGCGATGGTCAATCAGGAACCATACGCCGATCACGAACAAGCCAACCGGCGCCCAGTCCTGTACGACGACTGGTATCTCATCGCTATAATAGGTATGCAGCAACACCGAAAATGCACCGTTCACGACAGCCGCTACCGCAATGATCAAAGCTACGTCGCGCCAAAAATTATAGGTGCTGAGTTTCATGCTACCTCAGTGAGAAAAATGTTTGTCTGGCGCGACTTTACTCATGGAGGCGGCCCGAAGTTTGCGCTAGATCAAACGAGCATGCTCCGCCGCTGGCCTTCGTACTTTGGCCGATGCCCGATTGCCGCCGCAAATCTCACCAACTGGCAGTGCGCCCGCTCTTGGCCTCTGCTGTAACCATCGGCAATCGCTGGGCACCTTAAACCCGGCATCAACACCGAACTGACGATCGCCCGGGTAGAGTGGCGCGCGGCTGGCGCGGTGGTTGTACCGCAGCTGCTTGTGCCCCCCCCAAGGCTGGATCGGCCCGGGACCGCATCACCGCAGCTGCCTGCGGATCACCTGCACACAAACACGGCTTCGAGGAATGTGTCGCGCTCATGCTTGGAAGTGGCCACGCAAGCAGTCGCGGTTGTTGGGATGCGCTTGAAAATTTCAAGTGGTCCGTATGCGCAATACAGCCACGTTTCGTATGCATGAGGTTTACTCAGATTCCAGGTCGAAGTGCTTACCTCGGTTCTGCCAGACTTCGATATTTTCGCACTGTCCGGCTTGAGGTATGCGGATCCGTCCGGCGCACCGTGAAGTAGACCACGGCCAGTCAGGCGGCCGGACTGCGGCATCAGCACTGTCCAGCCTGGCGGCGATTTCTTGGCCGCAAACACTTCTGGCTCAAGCCACAGAGGGCACACGGTACGCTGTTCTGTTAAGGGCGGTTCTGCGCCCCGCGCGGCAGTAATGCAGGACATCGTGGCGCCACCGAACAGCAACAGGAAATTGATGAAAATTAGATGTCGAATGCTCATTTTTCGATCACATAGAAGGCGAGGGCGTTGTTGCTTGGGTTCCGGAAGCTGCCATCTGAATTTCTTTGAAGCGCTCGCGGCGGAATGGTGATCAACCGGAGCTGGATTGTCGGACGTTTGTCGTTCGCCCATTGATCCATCACCCATATGCCCGACGGCATTACTTTTATCACAATGGCTGCATGATTGCCTGTATTAATGCGGGGATATCGCCCGTTCACGAAGGTGGCGATCGCCGTACCTTTCGCAACCTTCGCTCCGGCCTCCATAACGTTCACGCCAGCCTTCCAAGACGTCGTTGGCAACCCCTTCAACCCCGGCACGTATTCCTTGATAATGTCGACGCAGGTGCCTGACCCTGCCACTGGTTTGTTTCTAAGCTCATCAACTTCCGGATAGACATACGGCATCGCATTCTCCCGTCCGCGTTGGATGGCGGCGTAGGGGAATGGTCCAGGAAATCGTTGCCTTGCGTTTTGTTACGAAACAATTTCTGGCGATGCGCGGCGACATCGTGCTTGATACCTCTACGATCCGCAAGCTACTCCATTCTTGCGAGCTTGGCGGCTTGCTCCTAGCTCGCCTGCGGCGCCCGAATCGATACCAAGTGTGTGCCGAGTTTATCCCACGCGGCGCGCTTCTCGTCCGCGTAGTCGTGATGCAGATAGTGCCGGCGTACTTTGCTGCCAGGCAGAACGTGGTTCTGGCATCGGTCGATGATGTCGAGAGAAACGCCCAAGCGCTGCATCAGGGTAGCGCCAGTCCGGCGCAGGTCGTGCGGCGTCCACGCCCCGGCCTTACCGGCGCCGAGAACCAGCGTGTTGTCGTGGCGCCGATTCTTCATCGGCGCGCGCGGGCCGCCGTCCTTGGCCCTCTTGAACATCGATTGCCGATCACCGACTTGCTTGCTGATCGACTTCGAATCGACATGGCCCTCATTATTCCGCGCCGGGAAGCACCAGTTCGTGTGTCCCGTGACCTGCTGCAGCTGGCGGAACTGATCGAGCGCGAAAGGGGAGAGGTACACCGTCAGATCGGCCAGGTTGTCTTTCACGTTCTCCTTCGGGATGAACCACTCCGCCGCTTTCATGTCGACGTGCTCCCACCTGGCCATGCTCATCTCACCGACGCGGCACAGCGTGGACAGCATGATCCAGATCGCGCGCTGCGTCGTGGCCGCCACCGGCTGCGTACCGTACCGCTTGTCCGGCGCTGCGTCGTACTCGGCTTGCAGCTTGTCGAATACCGCCTGGAGTTCCGCGATCTCAGCGTCCGCAAGGATGCGATCGCGCTCGTTGCTCATGTCGTAGTCGGGCGCCACAATCTTCTCGATCTCGATCAGCTCCATCGGGTTCCCATCGATCAGCAGCTTGCGCCATGGCTGCCGCTTTTCGGCCCAGGCGAACATCTGCGTCAGGCTGTTCCTGACCATCACGGCCGCCCGATTGACGCCACGAGCGACCATTGTTCGCAGCACGCCGCGCAAGTCATGCTCTGTCAGATCCTTGATCGCGATGGCGCCTATCGCCGGCAGTACGTCCGCGCTAAAGGACCGGCGGAGTTCGGCGTTGCCGTCCTTGCGGCGCACGCCGTCGAGCAGCCAAGCATCGAACATATTTGCTACGCTGAGCTTGTCGACGGATGCCACCGCTTCAGCACGCTCCGCCGATTCCACCGCGGCCTGGGATTCTGCTTGTTGGCGAGCAGATTCGGCTACGATGAATTCCTTCGGATCGGTGCCGCGTTTTCGCCAATCACTAATTTCAATTGCTATACGCCGTGCTGTATCGAGGGTCAGTCGGGTCTCAGCGTTGAGCCTGTAGATGGCGAGATCAAAGTCGGGTAGGCTGGCGCCGTACTCGCCCAGGGTCAGATAATTTGATTTTGTGCCTGTCTTGTAGACGTACATCCAAATCCGAGACAGCTGGCCGGCTTGGCCCCGGCGGAAACGAATGTACAGCCCGTTCCCATCAGCGAAGCTTTCATCGTCTCTTAAAGGCTTATGTTTTTCAATCTTGGTCGCTGTGAGTTTGTAGGCTGCCATTGGGGAGGTCTGGTAAGAAACTGGTAAGAAAAAATCCGTGGATTGCATTCTACCTTGTTCGACCTTGCGAGACTAATACGGAGCTAAACATTTGAAAATAAAGGGAATTTAATTTAAGAATGGATTTTACTGGATACTGTTGGACAACCAAATACTGACATGGGGTGCAAGGGGTCGAGTGTTCGAATCACTCCGTCCCGACCAATAGAATCAATGACTTAGGTCAGCCGGCGTGCTGGCCTTTTTCTTATCCGCAGAAATTACCCCTACATTTACCCCTACAGATCACTTGGACGAGATTGGCTTTCTCTGGTGCTCAGTGGACCATGAGGAAGCACTTTGCGTCAGCTGAGAGCGCCCGGATGTGGGCCGGAAGGCTGGGCGGCGCCACCTTCTGCCGGCGTTGGAGTCGGCCCTTCGTCTATCGGTTCCGTATATACATGGGAATCGTTCATGTTATCTCCTATTGAGCAGCCGCACCGCCGATTGCCAAAGCTGAGATCGCAACTTCCGGCGCGAGTGTTATAGATTATCCATATGTTCCATCGGTTTTACTCCCGGATTATTTAAAAATAAGGGATTCGTCCTCCGCGTCTGGATCCAACTCAGGAAAATTTTCAATAACCGGGCGCATAAGACCGCCATAGATTGATACCATTGCCCCTCCCAGCTCTGCCCGCAGTGCCTTTTGGATTGACTCATCTTTGATTTTATCTACCACTAGCGAGACATTATTAAGGCGAGCATTTATCTCACCGCAGGCAAGCATCACAGCTTTTGCTTCTTCGATGTTCATATATATCCTTGAAAATTTAGTACTTGTTGCAACCATTTGCGCGCATGCAGTTGCGAATACATACTCGTATTCGACTCGCCATATCATGACCGCTCCCAGGAAGGGTTCCATTTACGTATCTTACTGTGCACCCATCTGAGCACGACTCCCATACTTTCTTACACCTATTTTTTTCACTTTCGTCATCCTTGTCGTCATCCTTGTCGGCACGCTTGCATGCCGCAAGTATCCCAGATACTGCGTCATTGGCAACAACATTCATAGTGCATGACAAAGGGGATGACTCGCACCAAGCCTGATATATCGAATTTGCCGATGGGAGCTTGATGCTTGAAGCGGCGGGTAATGGTTGATCTACTGGATCGACTGAACCAGGCTCCGGTGAGTTGCGGCAAGTAGTTATCAGCCCCACTGTCGTGCAACTCCATGCTAGACCTAACGGATCTGTGCGGGTTATTGGACTTCCCCCAACATACCCAAATGTATTAATTCCACCTTTAAGGCCAATCGGATCGGACTGCACATAGCGCCCCAGTAGCGGATCATAGTCCCTGAAGTAGTTGTAATGTAAATTGGTCTCCCGATCATAATATTGTCCGGGGAAACGCAGGTTGTAGGAAAAATTTCCCAAGCGGCTCGGGTTTTCATCCGGGGGATCCTCGCCGAACGGATTTGCGCCATCCCAGCGCCACACCATCTTGTTGTCGCTGGCGCGCGTGATGACCCGTGGTGTCGCCAGGTGGTCCGCATAGACGTAGTATGCATTTTCTTCTGCACCGCTGGCACGCGGTTTAAGCACGGCGACCGGCATTCCCTCCAGGTAAATCGTTTCCTGTATCGGCGTCCCGGTGCTGTTGTACTCGCCCACAATCTGTCCGGCCTCGTTGTAGACGAAGTAAGTCGATGCGCCGGCCGCATCAGACTTGATAGTCCGCTGTCCAAGTCCGTTATAGCGGTATTGAACAGACGCGCCACCGATACCTGTGGTGCTGCTCAGGCGCCCGTTGTTGCCGTAGACGTAGCGTATCGTCCCGTCACTGGTGAGGTTGCCCGTGGCGTCATACGTATTGCGTTTCGCTGGCGCCGGCCCGGCAGTGGCGGCCAGCCGGTTGCTGTTCGGATCAATCGTGTTGAGGTAGCTATTGGCTCCGAGAATAACTTTGGTCCGGTTGCCGTTGACGTCGTACTCGAAGCGCTGGCTGGCGGCCGCGCCGGTAAAACCGATCAAGCGATCCCGTCCATCGTAACTGTAGCGCTGGTCCAGCCTGTTAGACGTGGCGTTCCCCGCATGTGTAGTCGCCACGATCCGTCCGGCGGCATCGTAACTGAGTGTGCGCACCGATCCGCCGACCATTGGATGGCCAAGTGGATAGCTGATCAGCCGGTTTTCGAGGTCGAACTGGCGCTCGTATTTGTTGGGACTGCCCGCGTTGTGGTTTCCCCATAGCCATGAGCGTACAGCGCCAAACGGCTGGTAGCTTATCTGACTCAAAATCGTCACGCGCACAGCATTCGGGCGGGTCAGGCCGAGAGCGGACGGTTTTCCATTGCTGTCATAGGTGACGTCGACGCGATTGCCGCTGGGGTAGGTCATCGACGTGGCGTGTCCTGTGCCACTCCCTTCGCTGCCATAGGTATAGGCGGTCACGAAGCGCCTGGATGCCGGAGCGCTCGTCTGTTCTTTCCTCAAGAGCCTTCCCATGCCGTCGTACGCGTATACCGTTTTTCCAGACTCATCAGTCATTGTCGTCACGCGTCCCGCTGCGGGGCTACCGGCCGCCCCGTATTCGAACGTGCTGGTGCCGATGCCAGTGACGCGGCCCGCCGCGTCGTAGCGATAGGCGGTCTTGCGCCCGGCCGCGTCGACGCTCGATATCATGTTCCCGGCTCCGTCGAACTGCATGTTCGTTGTACCGGTATCGGGGCTAATGAGCGCCGTTTGCTGCCCCAGCCCATTGGCGACGTAGCGCGTCTGCAAGCGGCGCGGATCGAGCACCGATGCAAGCTGATCCTGCGGCGTGTAGGCATAATTGATCGTAGCCGGCTTGCTCGTAGCATCGGCGGCTGGAAGTGCCTGCTGTATTAGACGGTTGAAGGCGTCGTAAGTTCCCTTTGTGACGCGGCCCATCGGATCGAAACTCGATGTCTGGTTGCCGGCCGGATCGTATTCAAAGCGCGCGCCCTGGTCCTTGGCACTGCGCTGTTCCCGCTGCAAGCGGCTGAGCGCGTCGAAAGCGCGTGTCGTCTGCGCCACCAGTTTGCCGCTCGGGTCTTTCACCTCCTGGCGCACGATATTGCCCATGGCATCAAGCGTGAAGCTGATACTGTTGCCGGCACGGTCGCGCAAGCCGGTCATACGGTGCGCGTCATCGTACGTGTACTCCAGCGCCGATCCGTCGGGCGCAGTCATGCGGATTAGTTGTCCGACGAGGTCGTACTCGTAGCTGGTCGTTTCAGCGCGTCCGCTGGCGTCGCGGATGGTGCTGGACACCAAGCGCTGGCGCGGGCCATATTCAAGCCCAATAATCTGGCCAGTGTGACGCTGAATTTTGGTCGGTAATCCGTCCTCGCTATATTCGAGGTAACTGGTCACCTCGCCAACGCTGTTGCGCACGCTTGCCAGGTCGCCCGGGGAGTGGCTTGCACTGGTGTCGGCGTAATAGACCATGCTGGACGATTCGGCCTTGCCGTTGGCATCGACTCGACCGCTGCTCGTCAGCATCTGGCCCGTACGGTTGTAGGTGTAGCGCCATTCCTGCGCAGGGCCGGTTCGGGCCGCCGCAAAGCCGAGTGCGCCGTTACTGTCGTTGGTCGCCTGGACGGTTGCACGGCATACGACGGCAACCGGCTTCCCGTTGGGCAGCACTGCGCCGCCAGCGCATTCGACGACTTTACCGGCGGCGTCGCGCTGGCCGTTATAGACTTTCGTGTCGATGCGTCCCGGCGTGGCGACACCGATGGCCAGAGGCCAGTCCGGATGCCAGCGCGTGCTGATCTTGCGCGCGCCAGCTGGAATGGCGCTATCGATGCTCGCAGGGCATGCTGCATCTTTGGTCAGTCCGTTCGTGCGTGCCAGCTCGGCCCCACGGATGGGGTCGCTGATGAAGCAGGTCTTGTTTCCGTTGAAGTCGGTACGGCTGGCCACGTCGCCTTTGTCGGTGTACGTGGTTGCCTTGGCACTTGCAGCGCAGCCGGCGCCCGCGGGCTGGCTTTCTGCGGTAATCTGGCTCTTGTTGTTATCGTCGTACGCGATGCCGATACTCCGGCTGCTGCCCAGCGGATCGGTCACAATCCGGCTGGTCCGGCTGGGATAGGCGAATGTATAGCGCTGCGCACCGCCGGCGTGCTCCGTCAGCACTGCCTGCGCGTCGTCGTTGTATGCGTACGTGGCGAAGCGCTTGCCGTGTTCGTCGGTGATTCCCGTGAGCAGGAAGCGATCCCTGGCGTCTTCGTAGTGGTACGCACGCGCTGAAATCCCGGCACCGGAGCGATCGAGGAAGTGTACACCGATCAGTCGGTCCATTCCCTCGATGGCCGGGTAGCCAGGTATGGTGGCGTGCTCATATTCGTAGCGGACACTACCGGTGGCGCTGGAGATCGACGCGATGACGTCACCCTCCCATGCGATCACCAGGCTGCGACCGCCGGTGTCGACAATCTTGCTGAGTTGGTTTTTCTCGTCGTAGGAATACTGCGTGGCCATACCGGTGCGGGTATGAACACTGCTGAGTCTGAAGTTGTCACCCTCCCGAAGAAAACGTTCGACCGTGCCGTCCGGCGTTGTCAGAAGAAAGACAGTTTCATCTGGGCCTTGCACTTCCAGGGTCATTCCTCTATCGCGGCGGGACTTGTATGTGCCGTCTTTCTCGCGCCGGAATTCGAAAAAGCTGCCGTCGCTGAGCGTGCCAATGATTTGCGGTCTGATGCCGCCAAGCAGTGAAGGTGGCGCGAGAAAGGCCCGTTCGAAGGAAAACGACCAGCCCAGACCGGCTGATTGTCCGCTTCCGCCATCACGCGCGCTCCGGTACGTGCGTCGGACAACCAGTGCGTCGTCGGCGCCCCCGCCAAGATCAGTTTCATGTTGGACTTTAGCGCCGCTGGCAAACTGAACCGGATTCCCCGCTGCTTCTCCACATTTCAAGGGGGCGGCACGTTCCGGCTTATCTCTATCTTTACGACAGACGCCCTGTGCAGTAGGCGTATATCCCGCTTTACAGTTCAGGATCGCTGGTCCAAGCCATGCAACGCTGCTTTCTGAGGTGGGCCAACGATAGTAGCATTTAAATATGTCGCGGCGGTATTCGTGAGGCCGCATCGCGACAAGCGGCTGTCGCGCGTGATTCCACGCCGATTTTTGACAGGCAGTAATCGGGTCGGACGCATAACGATCCGGATTAAGCATGCCAGTGTAATACCACCACCCCAGTGCTCCTTCTGGCAGGGCGCTCTCTGCATGGACACTGCCGTGAACCAGCGGTAGAAATATCAATGCGGAACGTATGAGCTGAACCAGCGACGGAAACGGGCTTGCGTTGGGCATGGTCATGGTCTTCTTGTCCTTTGCGGGAGAAGCTGGCGTCAATTGCCTGCTTGAAAACCAAGAGTAGTGTTTTAGAAATATGACATATTGTTTTGTGACAATAATTGAAGACCGTTCCTGAACCTCTTAAACCGTTGAGCGCGCACGCTACAGTGGGAGGCGTGCGCGGTCCTTTACTTTTGAAGATTGCAAAACCATGAATTGTTATGACATGCCAAGGCGTAGAGTTTTATAAACAGCGTATGCATGTACAGCATCATCAAAGATTACAAATGCGCGCTGCACGAAGGCCAAGTCGGCGCTGCGGGAGGGGAATTAGTTGTGTCCAGCGCGGTGGGTGCGCGCCCGAGATGTGCTGATGTACTGTGCGAATTAAAATGTTCTCGTCTGCCTTGGCGGGGCGGCGTGCAGGCGAGATGCTATTCAAGTGCAGCATTGCGTTACAGCGCCTGTACTGAAGGGAAAGATTTGCCGAAACTTAATTGTTCAAAATAAATAGGAGTTGGCCGATGAACGTAGAGATTTTAGGTGCAATTTTTGCGACCAGGATGTTGGAATTAGTATCGGCGGACGGAAGCATTTGCCCAGTGTGGATAAAAATTGGCAAGCCACGGAAGTACGAGAAAAATATCCGGTTTTGTCCATACCAAATTATTGGAATAGGAGATGAGAAAATACGATACGCTTTAGGTTCTGATGCCCTCCAATCACTAATCCTGACCCTAACGAAGATTGGAGCAGACATTTACGGATCGCCCGAATCGAAGGAAAGGAAGCTCACATGGATGGAAGACGAATCGCATAACTTGGGCATTCCAGTCGTTGGGAAGTGTTTGGCGATGTCGTTCCTGCGCCAAGTATGAGCCTAGTCGTATAGTTAACTGGAGGCTAAGAGCGCCGCAGAGGGCCCAACAAAAACGGCATTCATTTCAGAACAGTAGATAAGTGTGCGCCGAGTTTATCCCACGCGGCGCGCTTCTCATCGGCATAGTCGTGGTGCAGATAGTGGCGGCGCACTTTGCTTCCAGGCAGAACGTGGTTCTGGCAGCGATCGATGATGTCGAGCGAGACGCCGAGGCGCTGCATCAGGGTGGCACAAGTGCGGCGCAGGTCGTGTGGCGTCCAAGCACCGGTCTTGCAGGCGCCAAGCAACAGGGTGTTGTCATGGCGCCGGTTCTTCATCGGCGCACGGGGGCCGCCGTCGTTAGCCTTTTTGAACATTGATTGCCGATCGCCGACCTGCTTGCTGATCGACTTCGAATTAACATGGCCCTCATTATTCCGCGCTGGGAAGCACCAGGCCGTGCCGCCCGTGACCGACTGCAGCTGGCGGAACTGATCGAGCGCGAAAGGGGAGAGGTACACCGTTAGATCGGCCAGGTTGTCCTTCACGTTCTCCTTCGGGATGAACCACTCCGCCGCTTTCATGTCGATGTGCTCCCACCTGGCCATGCTGATCTCACCGACGCGGCACAGCGTCGACAGCATAATCCAGATCGCGCGCTGCGTGGTGGCCGCGACCGGTTGCGTGCCGTAGCGCTTGTCTGGCGCAGCATCGTACTCGGCTTGCAGCTTGTCGAACACCGCCTGGAGCTCCGCGATCTCTGCGTCCGCAAGAATCCGATCCCGCTCGTTGCTCATGTCGTAGTCGGGCGCGACGATCTTCTCGATTTCGATCAGTTCCATCGGGTTCCCATCGATCAGCAGCTTGCGCCACGGCTGCCGCTTCTCGGCCCAGGCGAACATTTGCGTCAAGCTGTTCCGGACCATCACGGCCGCCCGGTTTACGCCGCGCGCGACCATGGTCCGCAGCACGCCGCGGAGGTCATGCTCTGTCAGATACTTGATCGCAATCGCGCCTATCGCCGGCAGCACGTCCGCGCTGAAGGAGCGGCGCAGTTCGGCGTTGCCGTCCTTGCGGCGCACACCATTGAGCAGCCAAGCATTGAACATCGCGGCGACAGATAGGTTCTCTGTCGTGTGCTTTGCATGCGTGCTTACGAGAGGCAAATGTCTAAATTGTATGTATCCACCAAAACTCCGGAGCAAGAGAAGATCCGGCGCCTCGAAGATGAGTTGTTCTCTGCCCGGCTGATTATCATCGGTTTGATGCCGGAGCGACAGCGACAAATCCTTGAGAGTTATAGGGATTGCGGAACGCGAACTGACACATATTGTTGGGGAAACAAAATCGCCGAGGAACTAATTGCCACAGCAGAGTTTATCCCTGCACACTTCGGGGGCCGAGCTTACTGCCCTCCTGTAACCGGGCAGCAGCTTGTGGAACTGCTTGCAGTAGCGCCAGGCGTGAAGAGCACGGCGCAGTTCAGCGCACGGGAACAATACAACCACAAGCTTGCCGCCACCTATATCGATGGGTGCTCGATGCAATCATGGGGATAAGCTGGTGCTCAAAGGGCGATGGAGGCGTGATACGGTCAACGAAAAGGTCATCTGGGGCCTTCGAAAACTTCCTCCAGCAAGCTTTGAGCGCGGTGCGGCGCCGCTCGTCGTCGAAATTCTCAGCCCGTTACTCCCTTGCCCCGGCAAGAAATAGGAGGCGGCCATGATAAAAATTTCATTCTCAACGCTGCGCGCCAACTATCCACCCACCAGAACTGTGCCGAAAGAAGAGTTGTACGGGTCCATCGGTCACGTGAATCTAGCAAAGGACATGAACTGGAATAACACATGCGCGGTCCGGGTGAGCCTTGCGCTGATCGCCTCCGGCGTTCCTGTGCCAGGGCACATGAGGGTGAACGCCGGGCGCTACAAGGGAAGGCGATTCCAGCCTGGCCAGGCCAAGCTGTCGAAGTACCTGGCATAGCGAACCATGCTGGGCGAGCCCGAGAAGTATCGCAGCAGCGCCGCTGCACTCGTGGCTGTTCGTGGCCGCTCCGGGTTCATTTCCATTTTCGGCCTGCACGGTGGCACCGATCCTCAGGGGCACATTGATATCGTGTTCCCCGATGGCCATTACGGCGACCCGGCGTGCGGTAACGGGTGCTACTGGTCATCAAATGAGATAGGGTTGTGACCGATCAAGTAGAGGCTGGATCGATCGCCTGAGCGTGCGACTCCTCTTGGTCGGTCCGCTGTATCACGCGTTAGGTCGCCGGACGCGCCAGTGCGGCTCGCGCTGTCTAGCCTTAAATTGCAACACGCGCATGTGCCAGGTCACGCAGTGGCCCTGTGCAGTGTTTATTCCATGCCTTCTTATCGGCGCTTGCCCTGTCTTGCGCAAGAACGGCAATCTCACGGGCATAACCTCCGAATCCATTCTTGGCACGATATTGAAGGCAGATAACGCTAGCGTCATCATTGGCACGAATGACCTCCCAGTCGACGGATGAGGGATCCCTGAGGTTGCCCTTGATGGCTTTTGCCATCAGAACGGTCTTCTGAAATGCACGCTCCTTCTTCGCTGCGGCGGCAATCTCCTCAGGTGTTTTTTGGGCTTCTGCCGCGTCGTGATTTTTCTTGCTGGAAATGTAGCCAACAAACATCAGGGCGAAGAAACCGCCAATAATCCATGTGGTCTTCGAAGTCCGCTTCGCTGGCGCGGCACCGCACTTCGGGCACGATTTCGCAGTAGTGCTCATCTCCGAACCGCATTCCTTGCATTTGACTAAGGCCATACATACTTTCAAGGGGTATATTGGCGCGCTGTTGCGCCTTACTAAAAACTATTTTGGCACGCCGGCTCTTTTGCAGTCCGTGCGTTCGACGCTCTGCCACTCGCGATACTTCGACTCATCCTTCGCCTGTAAGTAGCTTGCGGCAACCAGGCCGGCGTGAACGCATGCCTGCATCTTGTCGCCGCCACGTTTGGCTATCTGATACTGCTCAACGGAGTCGCTTGCCACTTTCCCATATGCCTTGTCCAGCTCACGGTTAGTGGCGGACTCGTGACCACTTGCCATCCACCAGATGGCCAGGCCGGCGATAAATAGGCCGCCAAGTACGGACCCACCAGATAGGTGGTTCGCCGTCGGATTCGGGTGCCCACACTTCGGACACGCCGCGGCTTTTTTCGAAATTTTTTCCCCGCAGCTGCTACAGGCAATTAATGACATACGCTTCCTCTTAACTCGGCATGTTGGCGTGCCGTCCCGCGGACGAATCATACTTAGAAGAAACGTGCCGATTCTATCCAAATGTAACGACTGCTCACATAAATTTCTTGACCGTGAGTAAGCTAGGACCATTGCCAGATATTTGACGAAGCGATCCCGTGCGTCGCCCTTCTCAGCGGCATAATCGTGTTGAAGGTAGTGTTCGGCGCACTTCGCCGCCAAGCAGGGCATCGTTCTGGCTGCGGTCGATGAAATCGAAGGATGTTCCCAGTTGCTGGGAGGCCGAGTTGACCGCACTCGATGCGGCGGTCGGTCTGAAGTTGACGCCCTTGCAATACCGATAACCTATCTCCATCCTACCTGATTCGCCCCTGGACTCAACTAGCTGTTTAGTTTCGTGTGATCATATTCCTCGTCGCAGCATGGCTTTGTTCCGCGCCAGGGTCGTGCTTGACGACTTGATCGCCGATTTGCCACCGCGGTCGTCCCATCGGTTGCAGCACATCGCATAAACTTCAGTCTATCAGCACACGCATTCATCCCCAAGCCCGCACGACGCCTAAGATCCGGCAGGAAATCAAGGACTCCGGCCTGTGCGATCGCGAGGCCGCCAAAGTCTTCAATATCACCCGTGCCACGGCCGCCAAGTGGCTCAAGCGAGACGATGTACAAGACCGTTCTCACCGCGCCCACACGCTGCATACGACGCTGAGCGCGTCCCAGGAAGCCATCGTGCTGTCACTGCGCCAGTCGCTCTATTTGCCGCTGGACGACCTGCTGTACATCACCCGGGAGTACATCAACGCCGCCGTTTCGCGGGCAGGT